ATTTATTACCACCATTGGAAGATGATTTTATTGAATTGGCTAAAAAATATGGGATTAGCATTGGGGACAAAGCAGGCACATCTGCATTTGATTTCATGCGTGGGTATGACAAAGCCAAAGAGAAGTACAAGTACACAGAGCAGGATTTGAGGAAGGTATGGAATGCTGCTTATATTGATGCGCTTGCAATAGACGAAGAAACATACAAGCCTTTATTCTTTGAAGATTTTATACAATCTCTCCAACAGCCAAAATATCCTATTGCTTTTGAATGTGAGATAGAAGTTTATATGCACTCTATAAATGGAGACATAGTAAAACCCAAAACAACAACAAACTCAAACGGTCAAATCGTTTGGGTAGGCAAGTACTTACATTAATTTAATGAAATGTATAAGTAATTGATAGTCAACCCGAAAAAATTCCGGCAATTACTTGTTTATTTGAACTATTCTTACTATCTTTAAGTATAAGGTTAATTAAAAAGCAATTATGAAAACCATTAACATCCTAACCGAAGAGCAAATTCTTCAAGCAGCTTCTACCTCAGATGAAGCACGTCAAGTATTACAAACATTGTTCCCGGAACTGTTTGAACCTCAATCTCGTTTCATTGATCTCAGCCAGTTTGATACTAAATTCGGTTGCCATTCTGCCGGACTTGCATTAGAGGCCTTACGTAAATCAGACAATTACTTTGTCAATTCATTAGTAGCTTACGGACTTGCACCGACTGAAGAACTTAAAGGTAACAGTATTTACCTATCTGGTGACGGACCTCGTAAATCAGTATGCGTTTTTGATGAAGACGGCAATGAGGTGTATGCCGGTAACAAAATTTTCGTTGCATTTGAAAAGTAATGCAACCGACATAGTCAGGTGGCGGAATGGTAGACGCACCGAGTGAGCGGCGGAGGTAATAGTCAATAACTCCTAACAGGTTCGAATCCTGTCCTGACTGCTATAACTTATTGATAATCAATGAATTAAGTTTTTTGTAAAAAAAGTTATCAAACTGCTTGTTTATTTCAAGTATTTTATCTATCTTTAAGTATAAGGTTAATTAAAAAGCATTTATGAAAACCAACCCAATTACAAAGACCGAGTATACGAAGCTCGTACCGGTTATCGCGGAGTACCGCAATGCAATGTTGAAATCGGCAACCGTTAATCAGAAGCCGTATTATGCGACTGTATATACAGAGCAAAGAACTTACGGTGCACGAAGCAAGTTTTGGCTCGAATCTTTCACTGAATCTCAGTTGAAATCGATGAAGTCGTATGTTGCAAAAAATCCGGCAATTAAAGTTGGTAGGAAGACCTATTCAGTGAACCTGGAGTCGATGTCATGGGGTGATACTGCATTGAAATTTTCCTGCAAATAATCTTGTTTCTTTCAAGTATTTTTCTTATCTTTAATTATAAATAAAAATTGACAAATGGCAAGTAAACCAGTAACACGACGAATGACTCGATTCGGTAAATTCGAGGGGTATGATTTGAAAGTAGGTATGCAGTTTGGTGTTGAGACACCGATGACTCTATATACTAGGCCTACTGAGAAAAACAAATGGGCCGTTAATGATACGACCGGATTTCGAATAACGGCTGAGAATAAGACCGGCCGTCGATTGACCTGCGAGTTCCTTTCAAAGTCAGGTGAAGTTATCTTGACTCGTCGAGTGTATCGCGAGTTTGCAGAATGGATGCTTGAGCAAATGAATATTGTTGATCCAGATACCGGTGCCACAATTGAAGCAGGTACCGAACCCGCCGTTGTCACTGCGTAGTCAGTACGGGTATTATATTTAGAAGTCGGCTTGCCGGCCGGCTTCCCTTTTTTCAATATCTCAAATCAAATCAATGATAAAAGTAACCAAATCTAATAATGTAAATTCAATACCGGAAATGATGAACTACCCGGTGCTTATGACTGATGATTCCTGCATAGTATTGGTATTGGGTCCGTCAGTTTTTAAAGATAGGTATAAAGTAGTCAATTTAACTGGATGCGTGTATTATTCTGATAAGTTCCATTTATTTAATCCGGAAAATCCATTTAAATTGTATCAAGGCACTGTAACTCTCGAAAACGAAATCAAGTTTGTATGAAAATTAAATCTGGTAATTACGATCAACTCCGTCGGGAGATTCAAAAAGAAATTAACGCTCAGGTTCTAAACCCGAGACCGTCAGCAGAACGTTGGAAGAAAAGTGAACTCGAAAAGTTCGAATTGGCAAAACTCAAACTGTCGCATCGTCAGGCAGTGGAACGAGCCGGGTATGATCCTAAGATTCGAATGAATACTTTTGAGCCAATTCGAGCTAAAGTTTGGTAATTACGGCTCGATTTAATCGAGTACAGGGCGCGAGGCAACTCGGCCCTTTTCTACATTAACTTGCACATCAGGCCCTCCGGGCCGGCCGGGCCGGCAGCCTCGCATAACTTATTGATAATCAATTAGTTAAGTTTTTACACGTTTTTTTGAAAAAAAGTTATCAAACTGCTTGTTTTTTTCAATCATTCTTCCTATCTTTAAGTATATGGATAAGCAGTTAGATATCATAGTCAATTTTTCGATTGAAAAAGAAACAGAAAAGGCTTCGTTCGTGCATATCCCTTATGCGTATGCGACGAAAACCTTAAAGATGTGGATTCCTAAAAGTGTATTGAGCAAAAATTCCGGCATCCCGACTTGGATCATTAAAAATCATCTGAATGACTTTAATGCAAAGTCTCGCAATGCAAAATTTGATGTTGGAAAAGTTCTAAATACAGCCGGAAAAACTGCCGAAGATGCTCCTAAGCCGGAAGCATCGGATGCAATGGTCACTGTAACTGATTTTGTGGTAGATCGCGATGCTATTCGCGAATTGATAAAATCCGGCGGGTCAAATCAAAAGTTGATCGCTTGCTTGAATTCGCTTGATGAATATAAGGTAGTATATGTTCCTTTTTATTATCCAAATACTAACATTTATGATAGTAAAAAGAGCAATTATAGAAGAGCGACTATTGAAGAGTTTCAAAAGCAAATTGATTCAATCACAAGTCAGTTCAATGTAGAAGTGCCTTTAGTGTCTTTCCCAAAACAAGTATCTGCTGAAAAGGCATCTGAATTCATCGACGTAACATTGCTTAAGGGTGTTAAGATCAGAAGTTGCAAAAAAGAACCTTTTGCAAATGACTCAAGCTGGTTTTCAGTTCAAAAGTTTTAATCGGGTAATTGTTGAATTTTTATAAAATTTTAAAACCAAACCAAATCAATATGAATGATTTTGAACGCGAGTATATAATTAGTATGCTCAAAAAACACTTAGATTTCGCAAATGCGTATTGGGCTGAAGGCAAAGACCGTGCTTTTATTGTAGGTTATTTGGAGGGCACTATCAAGACTGCAATTGAATCTCTCGAGTCTGGCCGGCAAGAAGTCAATAAATCCAAATAACATGGACAAGATAAGCAAAAGAGCTCGTAGAGCGGCTGAGTTGCAGAATGAATGTAACAAGCAGATTGAAATGCATGGTCATTGCAATATAACTGATATGCTAGAACTCATGGAGCTGGTTGATGCTATGACTCCTGAAGAGTGTGATCAATTTCTTAAGTTGTTAGGTAATGACTAAAAGAGATGTGTTGCATACGATCCTGATGCATTGTGTGGTACTGATCACCTCAATCGTTTTTATTTCAATTTTAATATACATTTTACAATGAAGCCTATCAAAACCAAAGTGAAAGATTCATTTTCCATTATCCCGGTTACAGTTAACGGTAAAACTCTGTATGAGCTTCGCGAGAAACAGGCTTCGTATGGTAAGTTCATCTCCCCGGAATTTGCAATGAACAGGAAAATGAAATTGCTTAGAGATCGCGAGGAACTCGCAGTAATTGTTGCCAGTGAGGACCTTGAAATTGTTATTGAATGAGTGAGTTTGAATGGGATCAAATTGATCAGGTAGTTGACGTGTACCCGCCTACCTATTACGAAAATGCAAAAGGACAGCGTTGGGCGGTCGTAGGGGGCAAATGGTATACTGCTAAACCCAATATAACTCTAGAAGAAATTCGAGCAAAATGGGTAAAACCTAGCCGTCCTAAGAGCAATATCAAAGATGCGATTCATTCAGTCAAATCGAGTGACGGGTCAAAAATGTATACGGTTACTGTAGTAAATGGTATAAAGTCCTGTAATTGCACAGGTTTTGGGTTCAGAAGAGACTGCAAACACGTACGCTCTATAACTGCTTGATAATCAATTCGAAAGAATTTTCATAAGTTCTTGTTCGTTTGAATCTTTCTTCCTATCTTTAAGTATAAGTTAATAATATGAATCAGGCAATATCCACTGAATCCGGCTTAATAGATTGGTTGAAACAGAATGCAGGCTCGCACGAGTATCTCAATAGTGTACTGCAATATTATCAGAAATTCAATAGACTGACGCCTCGACAGTGGACAGCAGTAGCCAAGTTTGTCAGAAATTCCAACAGAATTCGTAAGTCCGGTGATACCACTCCGGCAAGTACTGATTCGGTAAAGGTATGGAACTGCAATATTCCGTTGGATTGCAATCGAAAGACTGCTAAAGTACTTATTGCAAAATATCAAAACGCCAGCATCACAAAGCAGCTGCTCATATTCACGTACAATATAATTCAAGTTAAAAAAAGCAGTAATAGCAATCGAATTACAGTGAAGCTGGTGCCTAGAGTTGACAACCTGTCAATGTGTATTTGCTGCGGATCATCATTAACTGATTGGAGGTCAATTGCTACTGGAGTTGGACCGGTTTGTGCTAGTAGAACTGGTATTCCGTACGTGAAAGATAAGAATGACGTAAGCAGGTTCAAATTGGAATTGGCTAACAAGTTCCAGCAGTTAGGTGAAATTGAATGGGAGCTTAATGACGTTCGACTGTTCGGTCGATACACTAAAAATGGACATGATATCATTAAACACGTGAAGTCTTTATTTGATGGCAAGTCTGATTTAAGTGAAGCAAAGCCTGATACACCGGCTACAGTAAATGCTAAGCGGATCCCGGAAGCTATGGTTACTGAGATTTTGATGCAGGATCCTGCATTATCATATCATGCTCCAAGTCGAACTTTCACTTATTCAGTTTCCGGCAAGCCTAAGGATATGCAAGTGTACATTATACATAACCCTTTGACTCACGGTAGAGTTGCCTTTGAGCACCTCGTTTGGGTCGCAGTTACTGCGACGCAGGTACTCAAGTCTGTGGATGATACGAAATTCATACTACATGTAGTATATCGACTTGAATCAGAAACTGAACAATAAAAACTCTTAAAACCAATCATATGACCGACAAAGAATTTGTACAGGAACTCTTCGGCTGTTTAGTAATGGCTGCATTCTTTATCTTTATAATGGGTATCATATACATTGTGCATTAAGAATTAGCTCATTTTGCATAACTTATTGATAATCAATCGATTATAACTTATTGATAATCAATGCGAAAAAATTTCATTCAGGTCTTGTTTTATTCAACCTTTCTTCCTATCTTTAAGTATAAATAGTTAGATATATGGCAACCAACCCGACCCCGAGCTTCACAGATAGCTCAAAAAACCTGGCCAAAAAGGCAGATTTCATTATCGAGAATGCAATTGCCCGGGAACGAGGCAACGTTCAAGCCGGCAATACCAATAATCTCGTGTCGAGTATCGAGGCGGAGCTATCGGCTAATCGACTTAAAGTTGAGAAGATGTTCATTTCCACTGAAAGAAATGCTCTTTTCCTGAATGTCGTTAACAAAGGATCGCATTATCAGTATCGTTTGACCAAGTAATTAACCAAAACCAAGTAAACCCAACCACTATGTCACAGAAACAAGTAAGAATCGTTCAAGAAGGTCGCTTTATCAAAGCTTATTGCAGTGAAACTGGCAAGGATGTAACCAAATTGATCCCGCAGCCTGTTCGACAGCAAAATCGAAATTCTGTTATTACATGGGATTTCGACAGTCAATCGCAGTCCGGTCAAGCTACTGCTACTGAATCAATCAATTTGGCAGCCACCAAGCAGGCTCCGGTCGAAATGTCTGAAGTTCAATCGTTGATCAGATCCACTAAGAGACCGAAGGAATTTGTAATTTCCGATCTCAAGTGGCGTTATTTGGTTCGTGCAGTAGCTCGCGGTAAAAATATCATGATGACCGGTCCCACCGGAACTGGTAAAACAAAGGTTGCGAAGATTGTAGCTTCAATGCTTAACCGTCCGTTTTACTACTTCAATATGGGTGCTACTCAGGATCCCAGGTCCACATTGATTGGTACCACTCACTTTAAAAAGGACTCCGGGACCTATTTTTCGCAGTCCATGTTTGTGAGTGCAATTCAAACTGAGAATGCCGTTATTTTGTTGGATGAGCTTACTCGAATCAATGATGACGGTTCCAATATTCTTATGCCGGTTCTCGATGAAACTCAACGATATCTGCGATTGGATGAACATCCGGATTCACCCACTGTACCGGTCGCTAAAGGGGTATGTATTATTGCTACGGCTAACATTGGTACTGAATATGTAGCTACCAGAACTTTGGATAGAGCGTTGCGAGATCGATTCGTTGAAGTGGAAATGGAATACATGACTGCTTCACAGGAATCTAAATATTTGATGTCGGTTACTCCCGGGCTCAATCAGTCAATTGCTGATGCGATTGCCGATATTGCCAACTCTACCAGAAAAGAGTTGACCAATTCCAACCCGAAAATTCAGACGGCTATCTCAACTCGAATGACGGTTGAAGCTGCCGGGCTCGCAATTGACGGGTTCAGTTTGACTGAAATTGCTGAGGTTGCTTTCTTCCCAATGTATGATCCGAGTGGTGGTGTCAATTCCGAAAGAACCTTTATCAAGCAGTTGGTTCAAAAACATCAGGATGTGATTAAGACTCCTGAAGTGGAAGTTACCCCGGCAGCAGTAAATGCTCCGTTCTAATAAAGATTTGGTTGGTTGGTTATGGGTCGCCGGTCGCTATATGTGTGCTGGCGGCCCTTACATCAGGCCCTCCGGGCCGGCAGCTTCGCATAACTACTTGATAATCAATCGATTATAACTTATTGATAATCAATGCGAAAGAATTTCAAAAACACTTGTTTTTTACGAGATAATTACCTATCTTTAAGTATATGATAAGTATTATTAATTCAGGCTCTAGATTCTGGTCCGATGAGACTCATGAATTGAGCGAACGCGAGACGGCCGTTCAGTCGTTGATCAAACACGGGTTGGCTATTAAAAACTTCGTGAACATTGCTACCGGTGAAAACATTCCGGTCAAATATTCCATTAACTCGATGTCGTGCACTGACGGTAAGTCGATATTGATTGACGGTAAATTGCATGGTGGTAACTTGGATGTTACTGTGGGCATTGCATTGCATGAAGCATCGCATATCAAGTATACCGACTTCACGACATTGCGCAAGATTGCTCACCATACAGTAACGGGCATTTCGGCTGATCAATTGAAGACTATTTTGAACGTACTCGAAGATCGTCGAATTGATTCACTGATGAAAATGAACAATCCTGGGTATCGAGTGTATTATACGGCTTTGGAGAATCAATTCTTTAACAATGACTATATTACGAGGAAATTGAAGTCAACTCGCGATGAGTCTATTGACAGTTATTTGTTTCATTTGATCAACATGATCAACCCGGCGTATGATCCGACTGCATTGAAGTTGCTGCCGAAGATTGATCAAATGATTGATTTGCCGAATATTACTCGATTCACTGATACCAATCAGGTGTTTCAACTATCAATTGAAATTGCTAAAATACTTGCCACTGAGATTGTACCGGAAACGAAAGCTGGTAAAGAGAAGAGTAATGCCGGTAAATCACCCAAACAGTCTTCTCCGGATAATGATTCAAGCGAAGACTCCAGTGATGACAATACCGATTCAAGCGATAGTTCAAGCGATTCAAGTGATAGTTCAAGCGATTCAAGTGATAGTTCAAGCGATTCAAGTAATGGTAGTTCCAATTCAAGCAAACCCTCTAAGCCACAGACAGAAGCGGAACGACGTAAGGATCGCATCGAGGAGGAAAAGGCCATTAAACGTTTGAAAGACTTCATTGATGGTAAGGTTGAAAGATCTAATGAGCCGGCCGGCCGCGATGATTATACCGATGCCAATACATTGATGGATTATGATATTACTCAGAATGAATTTATGCCGGAGTTATCGTCTGCAATAATTGATCCTACTTCGGACGCCGGTCGAAATGATATATACGTCAGTCGATTGAATAAAAAACATAACTCAGACGAATTTGTACTGAAGGCTACTTTGAGTTCTAGTATTAAAGAGGGAATTCACTTAGGCAATCAACTTGTTAATCGAATGAAATTGCGTCAGGATACGATAGTGGACGTATCAAACAGACAGCTTACCGGTAAATTTGACAGACGAATGGCTGCTGCATTAGGTACGGGAGTTGAATCGGTATTTAAGCGAGTTTCAATCACTTCCTTTGACCCGGTGTCCATTTTCATTTCCATCGATTTCAGTGGTTCAATGAACGGTCCTAAGATTGACCAATCCAAGTGTTTGGCTGCTGCTATCATGCAATGTTTCAGTAAGTTCAAATCTTATCGAGTTCACGTTACTGCTAGATACAGTTTGCAATTGCCGACTTCAGTGTTAATATACGACTCCAAAACTCAAAATGTTGCAACTGGATTGTCTGTATTGAATTCACTTGATCCAAGCGGTGGTACTCCGGAAGGATTGTGTTTCCCTTCCATTATGAGTCCGATGATGCGTGATTTGAGTAAAAATGAAGTGTACTTTATCAATATATCTGACGGTGAACCTTCCAATAAAGCGGCTGTAATTTCCACTACAAAGTATATTGATAAAATGAAACGCTGCGGTGTAACTGTAATGAGTTATTTGATTAGTCAAGGTTTATCGCATAGCACCTTAAATTTGTTCAGGAAAATGTACGGTGAAAATTCCTCAGTAATAATGAATGACCTCAATGCAATTACAATTTCAAATCAATTGAATAGCATGTTGATGAAAAAAGTGCATGCTGCTCGATAAACTCATAGTCGATATCAAGCAATTGTACCCGGCCGTTACACTGCAAAAGTCTAACGTTTACGGGTACGATTCTGACAATAAAATCATATTCTATAAACGCGGTTCAAATGAACTGTTAACGGTGATATCTATACTTCATGAACTCGGTCATCACGTAGTGCATACTTCAAATCATAATTATGAAGTGAGTACTCCCACTGAAATGCAATGTAAAATCATTGAAATTGAAGTGATGGCCTGGGTTTATGGGCGATCCATGTTGAATCAATTTCAATTGAATACACCGGAAATTGATCGATACTACACTACAGTACAAGCCAAGTTTATCAATTCATACATTAAAGCGCTTCAAAATAAAAAATGCGTAAAGTCTATTTATTTAAGTTACGATAATTGAACCACAGTAAACGCATTCAATTTAGTCAAATTCAGTGAAAATGAGCTATATACAGTGCAAAAACCCGGGCAAATATCAATATTCATACTTTTAAAACAAAGTGCTTAGATGAGCTCTAATGCATAGTTGCATAACTTATTGATAATCAATGAGAAAAAATTTGCAAAAAGTTGCCGGAAATTTGGTAGTTTGAATCTTTCTTTCTATCTTTAAGTATAAGGTTAGATGATATAGTTCTTTGAAAACCTTAAATATAGTCAGGTGGCGGAATTGGTTAGACGCTGAATTACTTAACAGTAAAAAGTTCGAAAACCCCGAGCTAAATGGTTAAGTAGATAATATGAAAGGTATCATATACAGGTTCGAATCCTGTCCTGACTACTAAAAATAAAATTATGAAAACAAAAGAATCCATAACAAACTATATAGTTTCGACTATTGAAAATAGTGAGGTTGCTCAAGGGCAATTGCCAACTAATAGTGAATATTTAAGTATGTTATCAGATATTATTTGTCAATTTGATACAGATATTGCTATCGAGGTTATGAAAAAATTAAAGAATCGATTTGGTGAAGATGCTGAAGACGAAGCAGTATCAATAAAAATTAATTACGGATATTAAATAGTCAGGTGGCGGAATGGTAGACCGTCTCTTGTTTGAGAAGGCTTATAGTCTATGTTCGGAGATTAACTCTTTGGCGTACCGACAACTACGATGAAGTATGGATTTACCTCTCTCGATGTAGCAACAGAGTTCAAACTATAAGTGTACAGGTTCGAATCCTGTCCTGACTGCTAGAACGCGATGCATTGAAGAAAATTTGGTTCGAGTCCAGGCGGTCGTGGTGTAAACACTGCGGCAGCCAATAGGTTAGGTGGATGACCATCGCGTTCTATATAACAAAATTCCTGTCCTGACTTCAAAAATCAATTAATCAAAAACAATAAACAATGAAAAACCCAACAAAAGAGCAGATATTGGAAGCAGCTGCCACTTCACCAGAAGCAAAAGCAGCACTCGAAAAACTCTTCCCGGATCACTTTAGTAACTTTCATACATTTGCAACCCATAATGCTGATGAAGCAATTACTATGCTAGAACATGTACCATACAATGAATCGTATCATGTATGCGTTGCTAACGGCCTTGCACCTAACGATGAATTGAGAATGAGGTCAATTCGATTTTCTTCGAACGTTGCCAAAAAAGTTCACGTATTTAACGCGGACGGTATCGAGTTGTGTGCATCAGAAATTATATTGTTAACCTTTGAAAAGTAATTGTATGAAAGCAGTTAGAACAAATACATACTGGATGTCATTGCCTGTATTTAAAGACGATGAACACAATGAATTTATTCGCATTGGTAGATATACAGTGGACGTGACTCACAACGGTAAACGTCGATCTGACGAAGACATTAAAAAAGATGCTGCAGCCTGTAAAGCAGCCTTAATGAAGTACTATTAAGGGGTGATGCATGCACTCAAGTTAAGGGGTCTTATTTAGGGGTAGTTAAGGGGGCAAGATAATCTTTATTAGCCCCCTAGTTAGGGTATATAGGGCCCAAATTTAGGGTATAATTTCCATGAAATCGGGGGCTAAATGAAGAGCTGGTGGGCAATATATGTGTTTCATTATTGAGCATAAGTTTTGAATTTTAAAACTTGAAGGTTCAATCGCTCCACTCACACCACTCAATTCAACCGACCCCACTCACGCCACTCACTTCATTCAATTCATTTCATAAACAATTTGTTCAATTCATTTGATTTAACTACATTTACTAAGATAATAAAATTTATGATTGACACGTCAAACACACACAAAAAGAATGGGTTAGTACAAAAAAGTTTACAATTGTACAACACCGGGTTCAAAATTACAATAAGCATTGCAACCGGTGTATGCGGTGAATCTACGTCAATATCTATATACGATTCCAATATATATCCCGATGGCGATTCTAGGAGTGGTAGATTTAATGAATATATCATACCTGTTGATGATGTTGCAGACCTTAATGAATTGGCTGATATGTTAAAGTCTTGTGTGAAAGAAAGAAACAAAACATTGAACAGTAAAAAATAAAACAGTCAGGTGGCGGAAGGGGTAAACGCTAAAACGATACAAGTCGCGCAAAGTATCATAGTTAAAGTCGCACCAACAGGTTCGAATCCTGTCCTGACTGCTATAACTTAAAACTAAAAACTATGAAAAAAACAATGATTATTGACGGAGTTGAGTACGAACTAACTCCTGTAACAAAAAAAGAACCATTGGTTCTTAAAAGAGAAATTCATTTAGAGATTCATCCTGAAGAATTTGGTAAAATGACATGGGATGAAGCTACTACGGTTGTAAAAAAATTAGGAAAAGGTTGGAGATTACCTACTATTACTGAATTGTATATTATTAATGAAAGCAATTTAAATCATTGTTTTATTCATAATGAATATTGGAGTAGTGCGGAGAACGACAGCCTCCTCGCGTGGACCTTCAACTTCAACTTTGGGCTTGCCAACTCCAACTATAAGTACGCCGCCTACTATGTGCGTGCGGTTCGAGATGCAAAACAACAATAAAATGAACACCTATGTAAATTGGCTTGAACGACAAATTGATCGTTGCCTAGAAGATAAAGATTTACAAAGAGAACATTGGGCTTTTTGTAAAGCACTAGAAAAATTTATGGAATTACAAATGGGTTCAGATAATAATTTTTGTACATGTAGTGTTGTTAGAGGTACTCCCATTATGAACGGTAAGTGCGTTTGTTCTGTTTGTAACAAGCAGATTGTGTAACGGTTGGGAATATGTGTTCGTTTTAATGACACATATTCTTTGTTATATTTAGTATCAAAAATTTTATACAAATCAAAAATATGAAAGCAAGAATTAACGAGAATGAAACAAAAGAACTGAATCCAACAGAGATTGGAGAAAGGTTTATTAGCGTAATGAATAAATTACAAGAATTGGGTGTTTTTTATGGTGAAAACTATGGTGGTAAATATGAAGAAAAATATCCACATAGTTGTTATATGTTTAATCTTAGATTGGATAGACATCGTTCTGGTTTTGAAAGTTTAATTGAAGATGGATGTGGTGATAATACAGAAGAAGTTGAAATCGCAAGAGAAGATACATCAGTTGAAGAATTATTGGTTCTTTTGGAAAAGACTTTAGATAAACTAAAAAACTCATAAAATTTTTGATATTGAATATAACGTCCGATGATAAACAATCGTTTTAATCATGTTTATCATTTGTTATAACCAGTACGGTTTGCTTAATACAAAATACATTTTACAATGAATAAAAAAGACATAATTGAAGTTGCGAATAGTTTTAAAACTTACGAAGAAATGTATGAATTACTGAATAATGGTGATTTTTCATTTTTAAGTAGGGAATTGAACACAAATAGATACCCACAAATTGAATGGATGATTGAATATTTTGAAAATAAAGAAGACTATGAAAAATGTGATTTTTTATCCAAATTACAAATACCAAACTAAAAACTTAAATTATGTTATACGTAATTATTGCCTGGGTCATTATTGCTATTATTATCTACAAGTTGTTTGAGTCCGGCAAAATTGGCCCATGGACTAGTGCATTCCTAGGAGCCATGTTAGCTGTAATTACTATACTTATCATGATATTTTCAAAAGATGATAAGTAAACATCAATCAGCAATTAAACTCAATGCAAATGAAAGAACTATACTCGTACGATCAAATGAGTTGTACATTTAAACCGGTAACAAATAAAGTCGTATCTGTATTCGGTATCAGCTTGTTAGCAATTATCATATCAATAGGATTCACTTCAAAAAATCTTGAACATTCCATATTTGAACCGTTCATAATTCATATGAACAGTGATACCAGCGAGGCATTCTCTGAAGCCAGACTGTACAATACTTTGCGTGAATTGCGAGTTCAACATCCGGATATTGTGCTAGCACAAGCTAAATTGGAGACCGGCAACTTTAAAAGTATCATATTCAGAAACAATAACAATTTGTTTGGTATGAAAGTGTGTACATCTAGACCCACTACCAATGCAGGTATGGAATTGAATCATGCTAAATACAAATCATGGAGAGACTCTGTATTGGATTATGCCATGTGGCAAGCTTCGTACGGTAGAAATTTGAGCAGAAATGAATATTTGCAATTGCTTGAATCTATTTATGCGGAAGATGGTACATATGTACATAAATTGCAGAAACATCTTGTTCGTGTCAATTGATTACAATATCTTTACATTAAATAAATAGTTATGGTAAAATTGAACGAATCAATGAATGATTGCATCATTCGAATGTTCGGGGAAGTTACCCCGGAAACATGTAGATGCATGTTACGATTGTTATGCGCCGAAGCTGACATGGAGTCTGACTCGCACGATGTGTTGGAGTTTGAAGAAGTGTTACAAATTATGAAATCATTAAACGATAACAAATGAGCTATTTAGAATACCTACATGAAGTGAAACGATCTAGAGATCAATATGAAAAAGATCAGCAACTACTCAAACAGCTGATCATGGAAATCAATTCGAGAAGTACCACTGACACTGAATTTGTACATAAATTGCATGATTTTTTAAAACAGTATAATGGTAGTAATAAGTAGTTTGATTGCGATGACTGCAATTGTATATGCAATTTACATTCACGTTAAACTTCGAGATCTGTATAAAGAGGTTGCAAGATTCTATTTGAATACTGCAAACACATTTAAAGCAGTCGACACCACATTCAAGCAGATTGACGACAATTTTCAAAAAGTTCAGGAGCTGCAACAACAATTGGCTGCAGAAGTTCATATGAAATCTCCGAATCGAGTAGAAGTTGAACCAGGATTAGGAATTTCTTATACAGTAGGAAAAAGTTGAGCATATATTGAAATTGAATCATATATATTAGTGATATGAATAAACAACTCTATAGTACGTGGCATAATGCAATTTGCACCGGCTCGCCGATATTTGAAGCGAATCGCGTGGATTATACCTGTACATCGAGGTTGAGTATATTCTATTGTTAATACTATTATCAATTATTGATATAAAGCCTCGACGAAAGTTGAGGCTTTTTACATTTAATTAAGTTGTTATTTGTAAGTTTCAATTGATTATATTAGCTTTATCATATTGAAATTTAAACATGGGAATATAGCTTAAATCGGTAAAAGCGCCGGACTGAAAATCCGGAGATTCGGACTCAAGGCCCGGTATTCCTGCAAAATAAAAAATTTCTTAGAATTTTGGTAGTTTCAAAAAATTATCTTAGATTTAAGAAGTAATTAGGAGAATATGATAATTGACTTCTAATTGATGTTCATTGACATATTGATAGCCAAATTAATTTGATGATGTGAATCATCGCTTAAGGTATAGGTTAAAATGCTATTAGCGAATCTGTTGTATGTGAGGGCACACTTAAAACAGCTATACCTTTTTCTATTGGTAGGTGTCCGAGTGGTCTATGGAAACGGCCTGTTAAGCCGTCGAATTCAATTCAATCGTGGGTTCGAATCCCACCCTGCCAGCAATATTCCAGCATCGCATAGCGGCAATTGCAGCTGACTGTAAATCAGTTCTCTTACGAGTTCGGAGGTTCGAGTCCTTCTGCTGGAACTACAAAACTGACGGTGGGACAGGTACAGGTAATCTGGTCGCCGGCGCACTACTCGAGCGGCTCGAGCACCGTCAGTACTTTATACGTCGCGTTCGTCTAATTGGTTAGGACACCTCACTTTCACTGAGGAGCTTACGAGTTCGAGTCTCGTACGCGATACACGTTATTACGGGATATTGGTGTAATGGCTGAACATGCGGCACTGTCTATGCCGCGCTACGAGTTCGATTCTCGTATATCCCGCTTATCCTCCATTAGCTCTAATTGGCGAGCCGAAAGGCGAGAGCAGCTGTCTTTTACACAGCGGGTTGTTAGTTCGAATCTAACATGGAGGACATTTGCTCGAATGGCGAAACTGGTATACGCGCGGGACTTAAAATCCCGTGACCCTAAAAGGTCGTGTGGGTTCGATTCCCACTTCGAGTACATTTTAAATTGCGGGTATGAAGGCTGGTGGTGATGCCTCGATAGTCTCATAAGCTATTAACCGAAAGGTGTGACAGGTTCGATTCCTGCACCCGCTACCAATTTGCTCCTGTATCCCCTTATGCTTATACCATATAGAAAGGGTAATTGGTTACATATGGGTTCAAGTCCCGTCAGGAGTACTAATCATATAGGCGTAGCTCAGTTGGTAGAGTACTTGGTTTGGGACCAAGAAGTCGCAGGTTCGAAGCCTGCCGCTTATACTATAGCGATAATAGTGCCGCGCTTTGAGTTGAGGACGACGGATATCGGTAAATATCATAACTCGTCATTAGACAATCAGAAGCAATAATCTATTCTCCGTTTACCGACGGAGCCTTGCCCCTGTGTTGGAATTGGTAGACATATCAGACTTAGGATCTGATGCTTTAACGAGTGTGGGAGTTCGAGTCTCCCCGGGGGTACTTTTGAATGCCGTGTTAGTTTAACAGGAAAAACAGTTCTGTGGTATAGAACAGACGCCTATTCGAGATGGTACGCGGCTCATTCAGTTCGATCGCCTAGTTGGTTTATGGCACTACTCTTACAAAGTAGAAGAACCCCGGTTCGAGTCCGGGTCGAACTACTAATATACGCCGGAGTCGGCAATTGGTTAGTCAAATCGTCTCCAAAACGATTTCAGTGAGTGTTCGAGTCACTCCTCCGGTGCACCGTTCCGCGTTAAAGGGAAAGTACCAGCGTGCGACAATGTCTTTCAGAACAAGACGTTAAAGAATTCGAAACTTTAGGTACCGAGCAGGGTAGCGGTGACCTGCATTTGCTTCTATAGTTCAATTGGCTTAGAATATTGCATTTGTAACGCAATGATATCGGTTCGAGTCCGATTAGAAGCTCTTATACTTACGTGGCCAAATTGGTTGAAGGCACCTGGTAGTCTATTTTATGTAAATATAATTAAATTTTCTATATTTATTTTTATGACAATAAAGGTAATCGATTATAGTGCAGCACCGAATAAATGTATAAATTGCGGTATTAGTATTATAGATTTTAAAAAACGACATAATAAATTTTGTACACAAAGTTGTAGCGCCACGTATAATAATAAGAAACGTATTCTTACAGATATTACGAAGCTCAAAATAAGCAACTCACTCAAACAAAAACATATACATAAACCGATAACTTTACTACATAAAGTATGTAATGAATGTACATTAGATTTCTATACAAAAAAAGTAAAACAAATATTTTGTTCAAAATCATGTGCTAGAAAAAGTAATTGGAGAATATTTCAATCTAAGGCATTGAGTATCACTTCAGAGGAATGGTCTAAAATACATAAACGTGCATTCGTTGCCGGCAAAAAAAAGATATCCGGTGGTACTACGAAATGGTATACGGTGAATACAAGTAAAGGATATATTAAAGTTCAAGGTACATATGAAGTTAGAGTATGCAATATATTGGATCATTGGAAAAACTTGAATAAAATATATGATTGGGAATATACGAACGATAGATATCCGTATGTTGATATAAATAATAAACGGCGTACATATTTAATTGATTTTAAAGTATATATAGATTCGGACGACTTCTATTATTTAGAAGTAAAGGGATATTCTAATGATAATGACATAAATAAATGGAATGCCGTAAGAAATTTAGGTTATAGATTAGATGTATGGTATTATGAAGATATAATTACTAATGAACGATGTATATCCCCCCTGCCTGATATGCAGGAGTTAAGGTAATTGGATGCAAATATAGGTTCGAGTCCTATTACATCGACTAATTAATATGGGGCTTGGGACTGCTTGGCTGTGGTCACTTCACTTGCAATGAAGACATCAGATGAGTTCGATGCTCATAAGCTCCACATTTGCTCTCGTCGTTCAATGGATCAGGACAATTCACTTCTAATGAATTTATAGCAGTTCGAATCTGCTCGAGAGTACATTGCAGATGAGGTGTTGTTGGTGGCACGGGAGTCTTCCAAACTTCGGGGACGGGTTCGAGACCCGTTATCTGCTCTATGCTCATATAGTTTAATCGGTAAAATTGTTGTTTCGTAATCAACCGATCTCAGTTCAATTCTGAGTATGAGCTCTAATACCGTGATAGTTCAGTAGGTTTTAGAACACTTGATTCATATCCAAGAGGTGGTGAGTTCGATTCTCACTCACGGTACTGCATTTATTGCCTCGTAGTTTAATGGCAGAATAGGGGACTTTGACTCCCTTGATATACGTTCGAATCGTGTCGAGGCAACTATTGGAAGTCCCCAAAGGAGTGGTACACCGTCTTGAAAACGGCTAGGTCGGTGCTGAGCCGATGTAAGAGTTCGAGTCTCTTGGCTTCCGCGGTGTCTGTAACTTAAAGGTTTAAAGTGACGGTCTGTGGAGCCGTAAATGCGAGTTCGAGTCTCGCCAGACACACCAATTTGGAAGATAAGTCCGTGATGGCACCGGAGACTGTTTGCTAAATAGTTGATCGATTTAAATTGATTCATGGGTTCGAGTCCCATATCTTCCTCTAATCTAGTTTATAGTGCTTATACTAGCTCAAATATCATGATTCTTATAAAGATTATATGGAAGCGGTAAAAAGCACTTAGATGGTATCTAATAAGTTCTATAACTTATTGATTATCAAGTAAATCGATTGATATCCACATTTTAGTATAACTTTATTGTACGATTCATTTGATTATATTAGATTCATGATATGATAAGGTACTGCAAAAGTTGTAACATTGAGATTCCTATCAATCGATTGAAAATCGTTCCTAACACGATGCATTGCGTTAACTGCTCTGATGTAGAGAAAGTTTCTGCAATACCGATAATTCATCACAAAACGGGTAACGAAATTCAAATTGTATCAGATTCAAAAGTTGCAGCTGAATTTCATAAAATTGCATCTAGAACAGGATTCGGTACACTTAGAGGTTTGAAGCCGGGTAAGTCCGGAGGTAGTACTCATAAATTGAATTGCAACACCACTTCAATAATTGAATCAAATGCAGATGAAAAAGTTTACGATGCATTAGGTACTCGAGTTATGGAATTGTATGATTTGTTCGGTAAAGACAAAGCAATGAAATTGATACGCGAGTCGATTGACAGTCGATTAATTTCCAGATATCAAGGATCCAAACTCATATCTATAGTAAATGCGTTGTCAAAACAACCGGAACCTGAATTGACTGATGTAGCCGTATCATATAAACCTAAAAATGAAACAGTGAAATCAGTAATTTCAGATGAAATTGCAGAAACGTTTAAACATTGGAAACGATTTAAATAAACTAAATAAAACTTTATGATCACTTCATTATTAACATTGGCTATCGTATGCGGTGCTACATTTTTAGTTGTTTCACACCACAACTTGCGAGTTGAGGAAAGAAAATATCATATTAGAGATAAGTTCTGGGGTCACTTTATTGAACCATTTTCTATTCGATCATGGATGGTTACTGATTTGAGTGGTATGTATACAGTGATTAGTGTACTTTTACTTGTCTTGAGATTGATTTATGCTATGTTCTGTTATTGATTAACGATCGTCCCCGTAGTTTAATGGATAAAATTCATGACTTCGGATCATACGTTGGGGGTTCGAATCCCTCCGGGGACACATATTTATTGATAAGGTCGAGTGTCTGAGTGGCTTAGGTAGAGTTCTGCAAAAGCTCGTACACAGGTTCGAATCCTGTCTCGACCTCTAAAAAGTTTGTTATGGAACTTCAATTCAAACGATTATCTGATAATCGTAAAGTAGATTTGATATCATACGTTTCTGAGTATTTGAAACAGAATCCGGAAACAGAGGTATATGTAGGTTGCGATTCGCAGGTCCATGGTCGATGGACCGACTTCGGTATGGTAATTGTACTCCATAAAAATAAAGCTGGTGGTCACGTTCTATATGCCACTAGTAGAGTTGAGCGAATTCGCGATAAGTTTATTAGATTATGGACTGAAGTAGAACACTCAATTAACCTAGCAGCTCATTTAAGTGCATCTTCAATACCTATTAAATTCGTGGACGTGGATCTTAATCCAGATCCTAGATGGGGTTCTAATACAGTATTAAGATCAGCTATGGGTTACATAGAAGCAATGGGATTTACTCCTAGATGCAAGCCCGATGCAGTATCGGCTTCATACGTAGCAGATAAAATTTGCAAATAATGAGACCTCTTATATTTTTAGGTGACATTCACGGAGCGTTCAGTGTTATTGAAGCGTTAGCCGACAAGTATCCAGGATCTGACATCATACAGGTTGGTGATTTCGGTATTGGGTTCGATTCTAGGGACATGACTAGAATTCGAAAATGTATAGCCATTTTACATAAAAATGATTGTAGAATGTTTGCTTGTAGAGGCAATCATGATAATCCTGCATTTTTCGATTTGAATCATCCTATCAATCAAATTTCTGAAAGTTTCCAGTTAGTACCAGATTACACTGTATTGAACTTATCCGGGCAAAACATCCTTCTAATAGGAGGTGCAATTTCAATTGACAGATTGCATCGAAAGGAAAATGTATCGTATTGGAAAAATGAATTGTTTGTACTTGATGATATCAAACTGAAGAACGTTATTGACTCATACGATTCAATTGACATTTTAGTTACTCATACTGCTCCTAGTTTCTGTGATCCGACCGGTTTCAATTATTTAGTATATTCATTCGCAGCGAATGATAGCAATTTATTGGAAGAGCTGATTACGGAACGCAGAAAAATAACAGAAGCATTTGATGCAATTCATTCGAAATTCAAGTTGAAAATGCATTTTTACGGACACTTTCATATGAATGCAGAAAGTTATATCAACGAATGTATGCACGCGTGCTTGAACATAAATAGTTACAAAATACTAGATAAGTTCAATTGATTTTACTATCTTTAATTAACTAAAAATAAAGGTTATGTTTTACAATGTAAAAGTTCAATTTACCGTAGATACCGGTAAAAAACTAATGAAAAAAAATGAACAGTATCTAGTAAAAGCAGTTTCAATTTCAGACGCCGAAGCTACGGTTGTTAAAGTACTAAGCGAAGGCGGTACAAATGATTTTGATGTGATCTCAGCTTCTGAGTCAAAGATTGTGAAAGTAATTTCTGATTCAAAATGATTTCATCGAAGAAGTTTCAGAACGGACAAACTGTAGTCATTTTCACCGGTTCGTCGCATAGAGTTGGTAAGGTAATCAATTCCAGGAATACCACTTCGAAAGGCATATTGTATGATGTGCTAGGAGAAGACGGAAAATTGTATGACAAAATACCTAATCAGAAATTGGGTAGTTATCGAATTGACAGTAGATTGACTAAAATTTTCTGCGAAGCTAAAAATATCAATACGATTGCCACTGATACTGAGATTGAACAGTTACAGAAGCAGTATATTGCACCGGAGTCAGATATTTTACCGTATCTACCTGAGGATCCTTATATTGAAGCGCCTTATACCAAACAGGACACTGAATGAACAATGTACTAGTTAGCGGAGCTCCAAATTTGGAGATTATCAAGCATTGCAATGATAAATGTAATGATCGAGCTATATTTTTCTTGACCGATCGAATTAAATTTGACTTGCTGAATGAACTGAATTACAAAATAAAATTTTATTATTTGGATTCCTCATTCATATTGAATGCTTGGTTGGATAGACGCTTTAGTAAAGTTGTGTATTGCTGTTCAAGCACTTCACTGTACGACATACTTCGAGACTTGATCTTCGTGTTACAGCGATTGAACTCGAGTCTCGAAGTTCCTTGTACGGTGATTATTCAAGGTTTAGACAGTAAATTTGAAAAAGTTGTCACCGAATTATTTTTAACTAGAAACATAACACCTAAATTTACCAATGAATTTGAATTATAATGTAAATGATACTGTTTCATTTCGCTTTCTAGATTTGTTGAAAACTGGAATTATTACAGGTATTTACGGTGAAAACACATTTTGGGTAAAGGAACTAACTACCGGCAGAATTTATCCTAAAGTAGGTATCAACAATTCCGAACGCTGGACTAATATTAATGATGAAGACAATGTGCGACAAGAAACTAATTGAAAAAGCCAAAAAGAAATTGCATCGACTTATACCAGGTGCAAAAGTAACAGTTATCAATGACGTGTATACAATTGTAGACTCGGAAGGTACTGATATTTTAGATTTATATTTTTTACCGAAGACTGACAATTTACTGCAAACCTACAAGTTAGGTGAATTGGCTGCACGAACGACTCAACTGTTTGATAGAACTCACCCGGATAGACTTTCTTTGGAAGATTCTACCGAAAAATCTTATAGAATTAATCGTAAAAGAAATCTAGTTTGATATTTATGATAAAATGGTCAGCGTTAATCTCGACTCATTTAAATCATATGATGATTTCATAGCATGGTTATATACTGACCAGGGTCGAGATGCTTACGATGTGATTTTTGACATCATCATCAGACAACTTCAGTCTGAAAAAAATAAGAGACATATTCCGGTAATTAAACATAAGCTCGATGGCACTGTATATACTATCGATATGAATAACTTACATTTCTTCTTGACTCATGCATTGAAATTTTACGAGTCTTTAGAGGAATATGAAAAATGTAACTCACTGTTAACTATAATCCATGAATATAAATTAAATACGGTAATTCAAGTAAGTGAGGAACTGGATAGGTCCATTGATTCTATATTGTATCCATGGCCGTATATAGATAACAATCAGTTAGAAGGCGTTATTAGCAGATTGGATCAATTGATTGAACTGATCAAGGAGTCTAAAATTGAAACGGCTATCAAATTAAAGTTGAAAGTTTTAGTTGAAGATATTAAATTAAGAATTATTCACGAAGACTTTTCATTGAACGAACATTCTATTAACATCCTAAATTCAATACATAATTATGTTAAAGGTAACAGCTGAGGATATCAAATTGTTTAGGAAATTGGATGACACCGATAAAATACTGTTTTTATTTGATACTGTATTTCCGGTTGCATTGCCTGAAGATTTCAATGTAGACAATTTAAGTATAGAAGAAATTGTAGACAAGTCTATTGTATACAATGACGCCCCGAATTTATTAATGATGGTTGATATGGCAGTTATCAACTCACCGTCTTTAAAGGACGTAAGATTAGTATCAAAATATTTACATGAAACGGGTTGTATAGTTACCAGACTGAAACTCAGTGCAAAAGAATTGAAGCGATTCAAACGATTGAAATATTGTAGAGTTTATTCGATAGTTGGACAAAGTATTCCAATTCACTATTCATAGTTTCATTTGATTTTACTATATTCTAGATATGATAAATCTAGGATATCCTTGTATCAATTTATCGTTGAAATCGAAAGGAATTTCAACGAATCGTACTATTCGATTGGCCGGTGTTAAGAAACACGGTGAAGAAGCAATCGGCCAAATTGCATTATGTAATGTAATGGATTTGTACAAAATATTGGAATGGAATAGAGACAATGGAATCACATTGTTTCGATTGAGTTCTGATATTATACCTTGGGGCAATAAACTAGGATTCAGACATTTGCCACAAGCTTCTGACATCATTTATTGGTTCGAGTTATGCGGTAAGCTAATTAAAGAATCCAATCAACGAATTACAACGCATCCAGGTCCTTTCAATTTATTGGCTTCGCCGAAAGAGGACGTGATTCGAAATACAATAGCTGATTTAGAAATGCATTCTGAGATATTCGATTTGATGAATTTATCTCGAACTCCATACAATAAAATCAACATACATGTAGGTGCTTCTTACGGTGACAAGATATCAGCCGCAAAAACTTGGGTAACTAACTTCAAGCGACTTTCAGAAGGTGTACGATCGAGACTTACTATCGAAAATGATGATAAAGCTAGTATGTTTTCGGTAGTAGATTTACATGAAATGATTCATACTGAAGTAGGAATACCAATTGTTTTTGACTATCACCATCATCAATTTCAAACCGGAGGTTTATCTGAGGAAGAAGCTTTGAAATTGGCAGTATCAACATGGCCTGAGGGAATAGTACCGACTGTACATTACTCAGAATCAAAACGATTACATGAAAATGATATGAAAGTTAGAGCTCAAGCTCACTCTGATTTCATTAATGGTCCTATCAATTCTTACGGATTGCGATTGGATGTAATGCTCGAAACTAAACAAAAAGATTTAGCATTATTGAAATTTAGAAAAAAGTTGAATGAATCCTTATAAAAGTGAATTGATTTATATATATTTTAATTTTATTAATTAAATATTAAATAAATAATTAATATATAAATATAAATAATTATTAATAACTAAAATAAATAAATATGAGATTTAAAGAATTAACAATTAATAAATTAGAAGCGAGTTCTAATTTATTAAACACATTGAGTAAATCAATTGAATCAGGTACAATCAATAAAAATGATGCACTTCGTTTAATTGATACAATCAATAGAAACATGGAATTTCTGATTGAACGATTGTCGTTAGAAAGTCAAGATTAAACGACATTATTAGAGTGCATTTAAGTGCTTTTTAATTGAAGTTAATTACTGATATTCAGGTTATTTGATTACACGTAAATCGCTTTCTAATAATGAAATTCATTAAAATTATACAGTATGTCTAAATTAGATTATTCAGACCCTAGTAGAGGTAAATTCGTACAAAATAAACAGAATGTTTTAATAGATGAAGATCGATCTATATACAAACCTTTAGATTATCGATTTGATATTAAACTTTCTAACATTTATTTGGAAGGAGATATTGAGATGGGTAGTTTATTCGATTTCATGATTAAAGTAGGAATGATTTTAGAACATAGAAATCAACCAATTACTACACCGATCAATTTAATTATCAATTCTGATGGCGGTGACGTATACGAAGGTTTAGGTATTATTGATTTTATCGATACGTTACCATGTCCAGTAAATACTAGTGTAATTGGTAGAGCATGTAGTATGGCTGCAATTATATTGGCAGCAGGTACCGGTACTCGAGTAGCTTCGAAGAATGCAATTATAATGGTACATGAACTTTCTACAGGTAATTACGGTAAAGCGACTGATCTAGTCTCTACTAGTGCTCATATTGAACAATTGGATACTGTTCTATTTACTTTATTAAATAAGTATACAAAACGAGATTTGGATTCTGAGTATTGGCAAAAATTAGCTAGAAAAGATTATTATATGAATTCAGAATCAGCATTACGTCACGGTTTAATCGATAAAATACTATAACATGATTTACATTTACGCAGCGAGTGTAACGATCGCATTATTAATATCATTATTTGTTAATGCGAATCTTCTCAAAAAATTTGAAAATTTAGAAGAATATGTGGGTGAAATTAATACTGCATATGAATTTGTAGACGAGGAATTGAGCCGGCTAAAATCGAAAGTTGCTGAAACTTTAAATACAATGCGTACAATCGATTCAAAAGGTTTATTCGAGGCTGATGATGAGGTTGGTACCGCCTTTAAACAATTGGTGGAAATTGTTAATGAATTAAATGTTACAAATAATGCAGAGTAAATATTACTTTACCTCAGATACTCAGGAAGCTATACTGGAGTATAACGTCAGTGAAAATCCACGCGTACGAAATAAAATTTATGAAACTAGAATTCATAAAGCATTTGATAAGCTGGTTGAAAATACAATACATGTAAACAAATTGTATTATTTTGATACCACTTATGAAGATGCAAAACAGGAAACCATTTCGCATTTGATAGAAAAAATGGATAGATATACTCCTGAGTCTGGTAATGCATATTCATATTTTACAGTAGTTGCCAGAAATTATCTTATCAATCTCAACAATAACAATTATAAAGCTATGAAGAGAAAAGATGAGGTTGATGCAATTGATGTATACAGGAACGTTACAAATGAAGTGAATCGCCAATCTAAAATAGAATGTGAGAAGGAGTTTATTGATCTGTTTATCAATTTTATTGATCTACATATAGATAAATTTAATATTATTGTAACTTCTAATAAAACCGGTAAAAGTAAACATAAGCCACTATTTAAGTCTGATGAATATTCCACTGTATATGCTATATTGACTTTGTTTAAAACCAGAGATACTTTGGAACTGTTCAATAAAAAAGCATTGTATATAATGATCAGAGAAATGACCGGTATAGAAAGAACTCAAGAAATTTCAAAAGTAGTTCATAAAGTTAAAGAGCTATGGGTTGATTTGTATAGAAACTGGGAATTGACCGGTAAATTAACCACATCATATTTATAGTAAAGAAAATATATGAGCGATTTTAATGTTGAGTTATTTAAAGGTACTACTTTTTCTACCTTAATGCAGGATATTTATAAAAATTCTTCCAAAAAAGAACGGCAATTGAATTTGTTGATTGCTGAATTGAAGCCGTTAATCAACAATAACTTGGCTAACGCTACAATGATTGTGCCATTAATTAGAGAATATTTGGATCTGTCAGTAAAAAATGATGAAATTTTAGTGAAATTGGCAGCCGTAGTTCAAAGAGCAATTGCATCTCAAACTAAACCAGGTATGGAATCAGATAATACCGGCTTTGGTGGATTGACTGATGCGGAAAGAGATCAATTGTTGAAAGAAGTGGAAGCGTTGCAGAAAACAGGTGCAGAAATTGACAAGTCCATTGAAACTGTTACTACTTAATATATGAATATACCTTACCCGTATGCAGTCGGTGAAGTAACCGCGGTTTCATATGAACTAGACACATTATGGTCTGTTACGGTTAAGTTATTGAACTCTAGGTTCAATGAAAACATTTTTACTGCAAGACCTCTACATTCATCTATCAAACAATTGCCTGTTATAGGTGAAGTAGTGTTACTGTTAAATAGTACAGATTCATACGCCAATGCAATTACTCCGAATAATGATTTGTATTACATTCCTATACCATTAAATACACAGAATGATTTAAATCATAACGGGCTACCCGGCGTATCCAATTTTCAAGTAACTAAAGTAGGTTCCGGTAACAGTCAAACATATGAAACTGGTCGATCAAAACCTACAAAAAGTAAATTGGACTCAGATTTACATGGTAGAGCTAATGGTATATTACAGCCATTTGCAGGTGATACTATTATTGAGTCTAGATACGGTTCTGCAATAAGATTCAGTACTACTTATAAAAACAATTATCCGAAGAGTGCCAATTGGGTAAAGGCAGGAGGCACATTCGGAGATCCTATAACAATAATTAGTACCAGTAAAAGAGCTGAACGACAATTGTTTGTTGAAAACTTTTCTGAAGATGATTCTACTATAACAATGACAAGTACGCAGGGCATCAATTTGAATGCGGCGAGTACTGAAGTTGATAGCATTGATAACAATAGTTTAAATACCTGGAATTCTGGAAATAAATTTGCAGGTCGACAGATAATTGCATCTTCCGGTAGAATTGTTTTAAATTCATATGAATCGGAAACTATTTTATTTTCCAAAAAAGGCGTCGGTATATCGACACCAGGTTCATTTGCAATTGATGCGGCAAAGGCAGTTGAATTCAATACCTCAAAATTTAAAATAGGATTGAATGCTGATGAACCTATTATTTTAGGTAATGAGTTTAAACAATGGGCGTCTGATTTGATTGATGCGATTGGTGAAATAACGGTTGCTACAAATGTCGGACCGACCGGGCCTATAAATGCTAGCCCTGCTTGGCCGAAAATTATAGCATTGAAAAATAAATTTGATAACAATTTAAGTAAATTAGCATTCGTTAAACGAACAAAATAAGTTAACTAAATAATTATTATTATGAAAGCCTCAGATCTATTAATTGAAATTAGAAAAATAGTTCGCGAAGAACTAAGTATGGCAGGTGTACAACCTAAAAATGAATCAGTTACTGAAGTTCGATCCGCACCGCCATCAAAACCTGTACCGCCTCGGCCAAAAAAACCGATAGTATCAAATCCGTTTTTAAATGAAATTTTAACTTCCACGCAGCCGATGCATGATGATTACAGTGAATGGCCTACCATGGCGCGAGATAGTAGATCAGTGGCTCCGATGGAAATAGCAGGTATGAGTGTAAATACTTTAGAGCAGGTTGCTCCTGAAGTTGCTTCTGCGGTAACTCGAGATTACTCAGAATTGATGAAAGCCATAGACAGAAAGAAAGGTAAATGATTCGAAGAAGGCAGATAATAGAAGTAGAAGATTCAACCGTACTACCAAATGTTGCTATTGGTATTAAATTGCCTATAGTTAGAAAAGATGGTAGACTGTTCAGTCAATCGTACAGTACTGAAGATCAAATTTCTACCAATTTGAAAAATTTGGTTTTAACTAGAAAAGGTGAACGATTGTATCAGCCTAGTTTTGGTACTTCTATATATGATTTGCTTTTTGAAAATATTCGACCGGATCTGCAAGTACTACTTCGAGACACTTTATTGTCTGATATAAATTTCTGGTTTCCGAATTTGATGGATGTCGATATTAACGTGGAAATTGATATTGATAGGCAGTCTGTTTTTGTAAGCATCAATTATCGTTTAAATGCAAACGGTGTATTGCGAACCATTACTTTCAATTTAAATGCAGAACAATAATGCAAAAAGATATTTTATACTTAAATAGAGATTTTCAATCATTACGACAATCGTTAATTGATTTTGCAAAAAATTACTTCCCGAATACGTATAATGATTTCAATGAAGCGGATCCGGGTATGATGTTCATGGAAATGTCATCGTATGTCGGTGATGTTTTATCCTACTATACTGATAAACAGTTGAAAGAATCGTTACTATTATATGCTTCTGAGGCTGGAAATGTGAATGCTCTAGCTAACGCTTCCGGATACAAAACAAAAAATAGAATTCCTAGTATAGTTGAATTGGAAGTGTATCAGTTATTACCTGCCAAAGTTTCCGGTTCTGTAACTATACCGGATTGGTCGTATGCGTTAACGGTTAAAGAAGGCATGTATGTTCAAGCTGAGTCTAATAGAACTGAGTTTAGAACTACCGAAGTTATAAATTTCAAAGCTAGTTCCAGTTATTCACCAACCGAAGTAACCGTATATCAAATTGATGAACAAACCGGTTTACCTGAATATTATTTAATTAAGAAACGAACTAAGGCAATTTCCGGTAATCTTCGAACTACGAGTTTCACTTTCACCACACCGAAACGTTTTGATCAGGTAACCATAAGTGATACCAATATTATTGGAATAGAATCTGTAACAGACTCAAATGACAATACCTGGTATGAAGTACCTTGGTTAGCTCAAGACACTGTATTTGATGCGGTATATAACAATGAATTGACTAACAATCGATATTATCAATACAATGATACGGTACCGTATTTATTGAAATTGAAGAAAGTTCCTAGAAGATTCGTTACTAGGTTCAATTCTGATAACAATTTAATTTTACAATTCGGATCAGGAGTTTCAGATTCAGCGGATGAAGAAATTGTACCGAATGTAGACAACTTAGGTATAGATGGATTGCAAATGTCGGCTGACTTTGCTATTGATCCTTCCAATTTCATGTTTACCAAAACTTATGGATTGGTTCCAGCCAATACCACATTGACTGTACGATATACCGTCGGTGGTGGTTTAGACAGTAACATACCTGCATATGATATTAAGAATATTTTGACTGTAGAGTTTGAAGCTTTCTCAGATACGGTTGATCCTGCTTTAGCTGATTTTGTTAGACAATCGTTAGCTAGTACAAATCCAACTCGTGCTACCGGAGGTAAAAATTTGGAAACGGTCGATGAAGTTCGACAAAATGCAATTGCAAACGTAGCATCGCAGCTTAGAGCAGTTACTGGACCTGATTATTTGGTTAGATGTTATTCAATGCCAGTAAAATACGGTTCTGTAGCTAAAGCATATTTGTTACAGGATACGCAGGTTGATGTTACGACTAACACTAGAGTCAATAATCCGTTAGCTTTAAATATTTATTGTTTGGGATATGACGGTAACAGTAATTTGATTCCATTGAATGCGGCTGTTAAAGAAAATTTAAGAACGTATTTATCACAATATCGATTAATGACTGATGCAATCAATTTGATGGATGCATATGTAATTAATATTGGCGTTGAATTTGATATAGTATCGTCACCGGGTTATAATAATTCCGAAGTGATATTGAAGTGTATTGAAACTATTAAACGACATTTTGATATCACTAAATGGCAAATAAATCAACCTATTATCATATCTAAGTTATATACTGAATTGGATAAGGTAGAAGGCGTGCAAACTGTAATTGATATTAAAATTACAAATTTGTTTAATGTTGATGCAGGTTATTCCGGAAACGTATATGATATTAGAACTGCTACTAGAAATGGTGTAATTTACCCGTCCCTAGATCCTAGCATATTTGAAATAAAGTATCCGAACACCGATATTATTGGTCGAACAGTAAGTATGTAATATGCAAGTAAATTTATCCCCTTTAAGGGCTGCAACGATATATGAGCAGTTACCGTATAAAAACACCGGTAACGATGAAATTTTAGAACTTTCTAGAACTCTAGATGGTACGAACGTATTGGAAAGTAGATTTTTACTTGACATATCTACCGCAGACATTCAATCTATACTCAATACGTATAGTATACCATCACAATCAATTCAAGTAAATTTACGATTGTTTACTTTGGAACTCAACGAAGTACCGTATACATACACGATAGTAGTAGATCCTATATCAGGTTCATGGACTTCAGGTACCGGTAAATTGGCTGACAGTGAAATTACTGGAGGCGTTTCGTGGATTTATAGAGATGGTGATTCCAATTCAAAATGGTTAACTAGCAGTTACGCACCGGGAAGTACCGGATCATATTCATACTTTGCCGGCGGCGCTACATGGTACACCGGAAGTACCGTATCAAAATCATTTGATGGATCATCCGACGCTGACCCGGTTATACCAATCACTTCAATCGTACAAAAATGGTTGAATGGTACAATTGATAATAACGGATTGCTCGTTAAACTATCAGTCGATTCAGATCAATTAGTTGATAGATATCCTAATTTCAAGTATTACAGTATCAATACTCACACCGTATTCCAACCAAATGTTGAAATTGCTTGGACCGGCTCTACACAATACATTACAGGTTCGCTAAGTACACCGTCACAAAGAGATATACCAGTAGTATATATGTATAATATCGAGCAATACGTCAAGCCTAATGCTGTATATAGGGCGTATGTGGGATGTAGGGCAAAGTATCCAAAAAAGACTTATTCTAGAATACCTAATTTTGCTGATAATATGATATTATCAAGCGAATCTTATTATAGAATTAAAGATGCAATGACCAACGATATCATCACTGATTTTTCAGAATATACTAGAATTTTAGCTGATGGCACCGGTTCATACTTTGATTACAGTACATATGGATTATATCCGGAAAGATTTTACAATTTTGAAGTAAAAACGAAAATTGGTGGTATAAACATGGTTTTTGATAACTTTAGGTTTAAAGTAGTTAGATGATAAACGTTACATTAACAAATTATACTGGTAGTATATCCACTTTATACTCCGCATTAAATAGTAATAGAACTGCATTGCGATCATTGCAATTGGATCAGTCTACTAGTATGGTTGTACCATATGTTATTAAAAACAGAGAATACAATAAGTTTGTTGAAGTGATAGACACAGAGTTCAGTGAGATCATTGTAACTTCCGGTCCTAGTGTTGCTGAATTGCAATTGTTAATAGACAATTTGACTGCTCAATTAGATTCTGCGGAAACTCAAGTCACTTCTCTAGAATCAGATTTAACGGCTGCTAACGAAACTATAGATTTGTTAGCGTCAGCAGCTGATACTACTGACTTATGGAGACCTGCTAAGTTATATCCTAGAATTGATCAATTGAATTTTGGTATTTACAATTTCTTTGATATTCCGTGGGGCTCAATTGCTGTTGTGATTCGAGATTTCTTTGGGCCGGAAATGAATCAAGTTGAATTTGATGCGTTGCAATTATATGAAACTTCATTGAATCCTTCTACTACTACAAATATAATTAATGGTGCATCTTCAGTGATTGATAGACTTCGTAGTGCACAAACGGCAACGACGGTTACTGCGGCTGAAATTGATGCAATGACATTGAGTCAAATTCCCGGTAATTATAGAAATTTAATTTTAAATGTAACCAATTACAGAAATGCGGTATCACCCGTAATACCCAATACAGTTCCGAATCAATTCTCATACATTCTAGGTAATGGTACTAATACTGCCAATAACTTCAATGACTTTAAATTATTATGTAAAAAGATTGTTGCTCGAGTTCAATCTAAAATCAATTCCGGACAGCCGATAGCGGGATATGAGTTGTTATATCAACCAAATCAAACGGTTACTAGTTATTTTGATTTGCAGTATGCCTTTTTATATAATCAAAACCCAATTTAATAATTTATGCCGCAGTTACCAACCTTATCTTTAGGACAGGAACTATATGAAGCACGGCAACGTGCATATGATGATAATATAGGTTATATTATTGGCTGGTTTAAGTTGATGAATATAGAACCTACTGCCAACAATTTAATAGCAAATATAGATGAAATTCGAGCCTATATTGCAGCTCCTGACAAAAAGAATCATTGGGAAATTGACCGGGTCGGTACCGGTATTCAATGGAGATTTTTAATTCGAGCTATAGGTTCAATTGATGCTGATGATATAGTGGAACGAGTACAATTGTTACAATCAGGTAGTATTACAATTGATACTACCGATCCATTTACCGGACAGCCCGTTACGGAGACTGCAAACGTTACTGAGTTTCAACAAATTGTATCAGATACCGATCCTATTTTCATAACCAGTAATGGTACATATGCTGTTGATAATACTTATTTAAGTAATGCTCAACCGGCTGTTTTAGGTTCAGTGATTTTAGCATCAGCACCGTATGTTGATGCTTGGTTTAAAGGTATGAACTTACAGCCTAATTTAACATTGGCTCGGAAATTTTCTAGAAACATATTTACGTATATAGAAAATCCTAGAAAGGAAATTTACTCAGACATAGTTCAAGGATCATTCATATAATGCTACCATATACTAATACCGAAGATATCACCATAATAGACCCGACAGTCGGTCTATTAATTCCTGTACAGGATGATACCATTATACCAAATGTAATCGTTAACGGGGTATCTGATGCTTCGGAATCTGTTGATATACATTTATATGATGTTACCGGAACGTACATTTCATCTGTTATTGATGTACCTTATTTAGTTGTATCGTTAACCATTCAAGCTGCACCTGGTATATCTCGATCTGCCGTTATAGACATAAACAACATTTTAAGAAATACTTTAGGAATACGTAGAGGCGATTATGTTATAGTTGTAAATATTATAGAAAAGTTAGTAGGTTCTGATAATGAACCGGCTTTCTATATAAAGGAAATTTCTCCTTCTAGAACTGAAATTAGATTGAATCCGGTAGATTCAACAAATTCAACGTATGTAACGCAATATGCTCGATTTATTTCTAACTACTTTTACTACAAAAATGTTGTAATCGATAACGTTAGTAATATCTACGAAAACTATAGTACGCCTGATTATAACTTCGTCGGCGGTCTCGCATTGTTCAACAGTATAATTTTAGCAGTTGATACTTATATCACTACTAGAATTATAAACAATCAGTTAGTAACCGGATATAACGGTTTAACTAACAGTTATTGGAACACTTCATCCGGTCAATATGTTTTCAATGCATCTACTAATACTGCTTTAGCTGTATACAATTCAATATTATTACCTACCTATGAATTGGTGGTTACTTGGTGTAAGGCTGCAAATGTAAAATTGACTGCCGGTATAATACAAACGTTCGCTGCAGAATTGAATGCGTTTATTGCTGCTGAGTTTGAAAATAGAATTGCATCTAGAATTGAAAATTCAAATTTATCCAGATACTTTCAATTACGATCCAATTTCAATACAGTATACGGTTCTGCTTATTATAATGCATCTACAATTGTCAGATTGGGGCATGGTGCAGTCAATCCATATTATCCGGAAATTCAATTGAATTTAGGGTTCAATAACGTTGAAACTATTGTAAACGTTGTAGTAGATTCAGACAACAGTTTGCTAATAAAATTGGTAGAACCGTTAGAAAGTACTATAACTACAAAAACTTTATGTTACATTTCCAGATTTGTAGTAGATCCTATTATAGATAAAGTACATGTAAGTAGTGTATTTATACCGGAATTTGCTAACAATTTACGTGGTCCTAATTTTGACATAGAAGTATCATACAATACTAGCACTTCTACAAATTACGCTTCCTATAATTCACTGATTGGTACGGAAAACGGGACCAATCAAAAAATTGTAGACAGATTTTTTAGTAGTAGCGCCGGGGTTCGACTAAATGTTGATTACTGTGAATTTGAAAATTTTGTTCATTTTAGTAATGCTCGACGTCGAGTTGAAACCTTCTATTACAAGTTACAGTTGATTGAGCAGTATACTTCAAACATATCTCAACTGTTAGACATATCCGGTTCCACCGACCTAAATATTCGACGTGAATTGAATAGAAGAAATGAAGTCGTCAGTAACTTTGATTCTTTTGAACGATACATGTTTTTCCAAGGCACCGGTTCATTGTGTACTGCATGTTCATGTAGTATAACTCCATGGCCTAAGTCCGGATCAAGCGAAATAGTACAAATTATTGGAGACAAATGGGAAGACATTGATACTTTCTGGGATCAATATAATGTACTATGGGAAAATGGGGGTACGACTCAAGTAGATCCAATTGATTATTATAGTACTTTAGTACCTTCTACCTCTGTTACCGGTATAAACTTCTACAACAATTTGTTGGAATTAGCCGACGCGTATGATAGAAAAAACATCAATCAGCTTCGATTAACAGTACCATTTCATATAGCAGTAGACTCGCAAAATACTGAATACATTCGATTTGTCGATATGATCGGTCATTTTTACGATCAAATATGGTTATACGTGAAACACATAACCTACCTGCAGGATCGAAATGAAAAACTCGATGTAGGTGTATCTAAGGATCTGATCTTTGGTGTTGCAGAGTCGTTAGGCCTACCAGTATTTAATGGATATTTAAATTCAGATTTAACTGATTATATTGATGATGAGGCATATGATCCTACCGGTTCAATTTATCCATTATCTGGTGAAACGATTACCAAAGAAATTTGGAAGCGACTGTTAAACAATATACCATACATTTACAAAACTAAAGGTACTGCTCGAAGCGTTCGAGCGGTTATGAACTGTTACGGTATCCCGTCAACGGCTCTATCAATTGATGAATTTGGTGGACCGGATTTAGAGGAATATTATAATAGAAGCGTTTATAGATATGAGTACTTGAATGACGGTACTGATCAAAATGATTATTTATTAGCAGGCTGGCTTAAAAATGATAGATACAATTCTTCCGGGTATATGTATAATAGTTATCCTGATACCATATCAATTCGATATAGAACTGTAGCAGATTATTCATATACACCGGGTACTGAATATGTAATTTATAGCATTGCCTCTGGTTCAAATTTAACGGGATACAATTCATCATCCAAGTCATTTGGATTCAATGATACCAATCCATTAGTAGCTCTTACTATGAAAGTAATTGATTCTGATACTGGTGAATTTAAATTGTACATATCCGGATCTCAAGGTTATAAAACGGGTAGTGTTACCAATTTAAATTTACTTGATCATGAATACAGTACTATATTTGTACAACGAGATTCTGATAACAATGTAACCGGATCAAATCAATCCTTCTCATTGTACGTGTACAGAGCTAAAGATGACATGATATTAGAGTCAGGTTCTAGTACGATTGCAATTACTACATCGGCAAGTGCATCGTATGGTACATCATGGGCTCCGACCGGGACGCCAGGCGCGAATCTAGGCTGGGTTCGATATGCTTATAGCAGTTCATTCGGAAAATCGGCCCCCGGTGCTTACAATGAAATCAGACAATGGTTTGGTTCTTTAAATGAATCCACAAAACGAATTCATACAATTGCACCGGAGACTTATAAGGGTAATGAATCGCAGGGTGCTTATTATGATTTGGTTTATAGGTATACGTTATCTAGAACTACAAATGTGATTGACCTTGATGCTCCTGCAATACCTGCAACTGTAGTGGTGTCACCGTCCAATCAAATCAGTGAAAGAGAAAGTGCTGGCCTCATATACTCAGGATTTGATTCAAAAGATGATGTTATTGCTCAGCATTATAATGGTACTGAAATCAATTTACGATATCCATATGCTTCTTTGACCGGTCATAATTTATCTGCAAATAAAATTCGTATAGAATCACAAAGTAGATCAGGCAATTTAAGTGTAGATAGAAGTGTAGTACTAGGTTCATATGACACCTATACCTTAGATTCAAATAAATTAGGAATTTATTTTTCACCGGTAATATACTTGAATCAAGACATATTAAATAGATTAGGAGCAATTCGAATTGATGATTATATTGGAAATCCTTCCGATGAATATTCGACTGAATATGATTCATTATTGGATTTACAAAACATTTATTTTAAGAATGGAAGTTACAATTTGAATGACTATTTGTCCGTATACACACTATTTAATCAATCAATATTTGATCAAATTCAAACTCTAGTACCAGCTCGAGCAAACTTGATATCAGGTATTTTAATTCAACCGCATATTCTAGAAAGAAATAAAGCTGTTACATTAAAGTTACCAGTAATATCAAATTTGACCAATTACATCAATTTGTCAGGTTCATATGCAGCCGTGAGCGGTATTATACAATTTGCTTCTGCGCCGGCAGATCAGCCATGGCAACCTGTTTCTAATACGAATGATGTTCAAATTGCCGTGCCGATAGATAACAATTCTAGCGTGGCTACTAGTTATTCTAGTGTTATAGATACCGGAACGACGTCCACTGCAAGAGATACAACTGTATATGGTACGGTATCAACTACAGGTAATCAAAGTGCATTATCCAATATAGTGATTACTAATAATGACAATATAGGTGAATTGGCATGGAATGGTTCTGGTACTCAAATAAGCAGTGTTTCAATAAACAGCACATCGGCTGATACGTATGATTTCGGCCCGGTTGTCGAAATATTGTAATTACTTGTAAAATAAATAAAAAATACTTATATTTATAATTAAAATAATATATCATGGGTTTTTTAGATAATTCTAGTGTTACCATTGACGCTATATTAACAAAAAAAGGTCGAGAACTTTTGTCTAAAGGTTCCGCCGACTTCAAGATAACTCAATTTGCATTGGCTGACGATGAGATTGATTACACTTTATGGAATCCTGATCATCCAAATGGTAGTGATTATTACGGTGCCGTAATTCAATCAATGCCGTTATTGGAAGCGTTCCCGGATGAAACTCAATCAATGCGATACAAGTTGATTACATTACCTAGAAGTACTACTAGAATACCTGTATTGACATTACCTATATCACAAATTACCCTAAACGGTTTAAATACCATTTCAGATGTTACACCGCAAGTTGCTAACATTACTGGTGCAAATGCTACTTTAGGTTATACTGCAATAATTGCAGACAACTCACTTTGTAGTATTTCATTGGTACCTGGAAGTCCGGTAGTTAATAGTAATGTAACAGTGCCTAGATTTATTGGTGACTCTGAAGCAGCTCAAAGCGTTAGTGTTATTGGTTTCAATTTCCGTATAACTTGTGTATTCAATAATACGACGGGAACATCTAAAGTTACTACATTAACTATAATTGGTAACGAGACGGGTGGACAAATAACTATTCCAATTACAATTCCATCAATTAGTTAAATATGATCAAACTATTTAAAAACGTATATCGAGATCGATTAGTATTGAAAAACCAAGGTCCCGCAGCTTTAAATTTTACGGGTACGGTTCAATCAGGTACTACCACATTGCAGCCCGGTGGAACTAATTCTAACACTCAAGCGACGATTGCAGCAGCACAAACAATAGCTAATCAATTGTTTCAGCAATATGTACAATCACTGCAAGGAGCTCAGAATGGTAGGTCACTAATTAGATTCAACCCGGCTACCGACGTTTTAGAAAATCAAGGTAGAACGGTTTCTAGTGTTATATGGAGTACCGGTAATGCCAATTTAAGTACTTTCTTTACTAGTAGTACTCAATCATCAACCGCAAAATCATATTATTATGCTGTGTATAATGATACGCCGACTGTATCCGGTTCAATGGTACAATTTGGTGTAGCTTACGGTAACAAATACGGTAGCGGGTCATTATCGTCAGAATATACTCCTACTCAAGCTGTGTACAGTCAATTTAGACTACTGTTATTAGGCGGTGCTGACAGTACTTTCACTTTCAATAGCGGTTCATCGACAGAAAATTCTGATGACATATACGTTATATCATTGAATCGTGCTAGATTAAAGGATACTTTAGATCCTGGTAACTGGCAGTTAAACTTAGCTACATTAAGTGGTTCTGCTGTAGCAAATAGTGTACATACCGGGTCAAATGTTAAAGTTAAAGGTGATAATACTTTTGTAAGTTTAGTAGATGATAGTTCAATAACTAATACTGCTACTTTAACGGATGCAGGTGTACGATATAATATCGTCAGTGGTTCCATATTAAATGGTACTACTACATTATATACAACAGGTAGCAACTATGTTTACTACGGTCACGTTTATCCGAAGTTAGGTATTGTGGTATTGAACGGAAAAACGTTAAATTCTAACCTAGCATTTAATACAGTGTCAGGTAGTAACATTGCCGGTGACAATGCATTTAAATTGTTTACTGCAATCTCCGGAGCTGCTGCAATCAACTCTACATATGGATTTACTGCTAGAAATTCTCAAAAGGTTATTTCTAGCAACTATTTTGTTAGAGTTAAGAATGGCGATTTAAATTACTCAAACAATCCTACATTTGTATCTGGTACACTGGGTGATTTGTATCACTCGGAGTTTGTATCAGATCCTCAGGTATACATTACTAGTGTAGGTTTGTATAATGATAAAAATGAGTTATTAGCTATCGCTAAAATTTCTAGACCGATTCTTAAAAATTTCGACGAAGAAGTATTATTGCGTGTTAGATTAGATTACTAATAAATGGTTGAAGCTGGCGTATTTAAACGTATTAGGCCGAACGATGTGTCAAAGACTGAATTCCTGGTCTATAAATCATGGTCGCTCAGCGAAACTGATTTTTATAACACATCCTCGGTTCAACGAAGTACTTTTTTAGTTGCACATAAACCTAATCCGAATAATTATATCGGAGGAGTAATTACAACAGGTTCATTTCAAACCATTACCACCCCGGATAATCAAACTAATTCATATATTTATGTATCTGAATCTGTTAATTCCGGTATTGCATGGTATTCATTGAATCATTTATATTATCGAAATCCATATACATTAAATTCTTTCGGTAATTTCAATGAAACTTTAACTACTAGAAGATTACATAGTACGGCTTCAATTGTAAGTATACCGCAGTCATTATACGGTAGAAGTATAAAGCCCGGTTCAATTAATGGTAGTATATCTAGTTCAAATGAAACCGTAACGTTTTATGATGATACGTATGGTAATATTAGAACTACCACGTATTCTGCTAGTGTTGAATCAGATATAAACAACTTCTTATATTTAGGGTTTGATGCTGATTTATTTAAACCTGTTAATAGAATTGAAAATACTCATTTAGTAAAAGGTATTGTTTATAAGAGTGTATCGGTAATTAATTCAGCTGTAGTTGATAGTTATTACAATAAGCCAATTGGTTTATCTGCTCGATTTACTGGTTCCGGTTCATATATTCAAATACCGAATTCTGATATTACTTCTCCTAGAAATAGTAATGATTTTGCTATTTCATTTTGGCTTAGTTTAGACTCATTGGATGCTACGAGTGCAGCTGATTATAACTGGGTAATATCAAAGAACAGACAAACCACTTCATTAATTACAGTCTTCGGTAGAGTAGTACCATTAATAACCAATACTCCGTATCCAGTATGGCCGTATGAAATTAAAATAGCGAATGCTAATGTAGTATCAGGTGCCAATACCACATTGTATTTTACTAGGTCGGATGGTACCAACACTTATTCATTGCAAACCGGTATTAGTGTTAAATCGGCGCCGGTTCACTGCGTGTGTCAAAAGAAAGGTACTCGATTGCAATTGTATATAAATGGAGTAGAAGTTGATTGGATCAATGTAAACTGTTCATCAGATTATGAAAATGATTATGATACTGTATTAGGTAATACTTCCGATGGTCTTCAAGGATTTAAAGGTGAACTAGATGAAGTTTACTTTTTCAATCGGTCGTTGGATAATGATGAAATTTTAAATTTAAGTGATTTGAGTTCAAAATGTAATGCAGTAAATAGTAATATAATAGGTAATGTAATTTATGAACAAGGTATTATTACATTAACGGATACTCGACCTGCAATGCGAAATATTCATTATTCCGGATCATCCTGGAATTCATTAGGTCCGGGTGCTATGGATATTCAATTAAATTTCAATTCCACTTTGAAAATAAATGAAATGGAGGTTTTGTGTAGAGCTAAAAAATCTGAATTGAATTTGAGTTCCAATCCATCATTACTTCAAACTAGAATAGGGGAATGTCAATCTACTAGTAACGCTATATACAGTGATAACGTATCTAATCCTGAGTGGAATCCATATATTACCACAATAGGATTGTATAATGATAATTACGAATTGTTAGCAGTGGCAAAGTTAGCAAGGCCAGTACCTAAATTTGATACGATGGACATGAATTTTTTAATTAGACTAGATATTTAATTATGTTTAAACGAAGAAAGAAAATTAACTTTCGGTCCGGTTTAGAATCGATCATACAAGATCAATTGAAGTCGGAACAAGTTAATTTCAGTTATGAATCAGATAAAATCAAGTATACTATACCTGAAAGACCGGCCAAGTATACTCCGGATTTTACTATAGTTCGAAATGATGGATCTATTCTTTATATAGAAGGTAAAGGTAGATTTGTTGCAGCTGACAGAAAAAAACATTTACTTATTAGAGAGCAACATCCGGAATTGGATATTAGATTTGTTTTTTCAGATCCTAATAACAGGATATCTAAAAACTCAAAAACTACATACGCTGATTGGTGTAACAAGTACGGATTTAAATACTCAAAAAAAGAGATACCTAGAGATTGGTTATTAAATTGATTTCCATATATTAGGTACAAATATACGTATCTTCCATGGAAGAATCTCTGATTTCGTTATTGGATTCAATATTAGGTCCGGGTAAAAGTACTGCTCGAGGCAATAGAGCATACAATTGTCCATTTTGTAATCATTCCAAGAAAAAGTTTGAAGTTCAAATTGTTAGTACTGTAAATTCGGAGAATCATTATCATTGCTGGTCATGCAACGAATCCGGTAAGACGTTATCGACAATGTTTAGAAAATTGAATTTGCCTAGAAACTATTTCATAGAATTAGGATCTATAACAAAAACCAATTTATATTCAGGTGTAAGTAAAACGACCGTTAAACAGTCAATATCTCTTCCAATTGAATTTAAACCGTTATGGCAACTATCCAATTCTGTTGAATACAGTCACGCTTTGAAATATGTAATGAAACGAGGTCTTACTAAGAGTGAAATTATCAAATATGGTATTGGTTACTGTGAGACTGGTCAATATAGTAAAACTGTAATTATACCTAGTTACGATGCAACCGGTAAATTGAATTATTTCACTGCAAGGTCCTATTACGATAGAGATGACGGATCTAGATATATCAATCCTACTATATCCAGAGATATTGTTGGTTTTGAATTGTTGGTCAATTGGAATGTTCCTATTGTATTGGTAGAAGGTGCTTTTGATGCAATGGCAGTCCGAAGAAATGCAATACCTTTATTCGGTAAAACCATATCAAATACTTTGGCTCGTAGAATAATTGAAAACAAAGTTCGTGAAATTTACATTTGTTTAGACAGGGATGCTTTACGGCAAGCTGTAAAACAAGCTGAACAGTTCATGAGAATGGGAATAACCGTATATTTCTGTGATTTACATGATAAAGATCCGTCTACAATTGGATTCACTGAAATGTATAAATTGTTAGATTCGGTCACGCCGATGGATATGAGATCCTTGGTAGAATATAAATTGATGTTATGATAACTAAGATTGAAACTGGATTATCTAAAATAGATAAGATTTATCACATATCTGATGTACACGTTCGAAATTTGAAACGACATGAAGAATATCGAATAGTATTTTCCAGATTATATGATTACATTCGTAAAACTAAAACTCCTAATTCTGTTATATTTTTAGGCGGTGATATAGTACATTCGAAGACTGATATTAGTCCTGAATCAGTAAATATGGTTCAAGACTTTTTTAGAAGTTTATCAGAAATATGTTTAACCATTTGTATCCCGGGCAATCACGATTGTAACTTAAATAATAGAAGTAGGTTAGATTCATTGACTCCGATTGTAAAAGCAATCGGCTCAGACTCTTTTATTTATTTGCCTGATTCCGGTGTATATGAGATTGGAGGAATTCATTTCACTGTAATGTCTGTATTTGATAAGCCCGCCGACTTCATAAAAGCAGATTCATTTAAGGGTAATTTTAAAATTGCACTGCATCACGGTGCAGTGGATACTGCCGTAACAGATACAGGACATGTATTGGAAAATAAAAACGTGAATATTCATACTTTTTCTGGTTACGATTTAACGTTATTAGGTGATATTCATGTACCGAATCAAATGTTAAATGCTGCAAAAACTATAGCATACCCCGGTTCATTGATTCAACAAAGTTTCGGTGAATCTGAATTGAATCGAGGTATTTTAGTATGGGATGTAGAATCAAAAACCTCTGAATTTGTTTGTATAAAAAATGATTACGGGTATCACACAATTGATTTGACTAAGGATACTGAATTGCAATTGCCTGAAAATTTACCGGCTAATATCAGATTAAGGTTACAAGTTAATGCACTAACTCCAGAATCAAAAATTAGTGGTACAATATCAAAAGTTTCATCGAAATGTAAAATTATAGAAACTACCATTCAAAAAGTCAATACTCAATTAAGTGATTTAAATTCCGGTACAAAAATAAATGTAGGAGATGTTAGAGACATTGAATATCAGAACAAGTTGTTGAGTACCTATTTGACTGCGAAAGGTGTTAGTGATGAAATGATAGACGGCGTAAAACACGTTAACAGAAAGTGTAACAGTATAGTTGGCGCATCCGATCAACTTAGAAATGTGATTTGGGTTCCGATATCATTCAACTTTTCAAACATGTTTTCATACGGTAATGACAATATTATCAAATTTGATGATATGCGCGGGATGTATGGTATATTTGCTTCGAACGCTTCCGGTAAATCTTCATTGTTTGATGCATTAGCTTATTGCATATTTGACAAGTGTAATAGAACTACCAAAGCGGATATGGTATTGAACAATTCAAGTAATTCATTTGAAAGTGAGTTTAAGTTTACTATCAACAATGAATTGTATACCATTACTAGAACTGGAGTTAAAATGAAAGATCACGTTAGAGTTACAGTGAATTTCACTAAAATGGACGTGAATGGAGAACTTATAGTTTTAAATGGTAAAGAGAGAACTGATACCAATAGAATAATTAGAAGTTATTTAGGATCCTACGAAGACTTTGTATTGACTTCATTGTCAGTACAAAACAACAATACCGGCTTTATTGATATTGGTCAAAGTAAACGAAAAGATTTACTGGCTCAATTCATGGATGCTGAAATATTTGAAAAATTGTATTCGACAGCTGCCGTTGAAATTAAAGAAGTGGCCACTGAAATCAAGGTACTCAGTAAAGAAGATTATGATGCCGGTCAAACGTATTACGGTAGTGAACTCGAATTGGTTGAAGTTGAATATGAAAAGTTGGATCAAAATAAATTGAAGTTAACGAGTAAATTGAAAGAAACTTCAACGGAAATTGATGAACTCAATTCAAAAATCATATCAATTTATCCGGAGGTAAAGTATACTAAAGATGAGTTGTTAGATTTAATTGCAGTAAGTCAAAAGAAACTTGATGCAATTCAAAGTAAAATAATTGTCTCCAGTAATACTATCAATTCATTGAATGAATCGAAAACGCAAATTGAATTCAGATTACAGGATCGATCAGAAATTGAATTGAAATTTGATTCTTATAATAGAGCGGTTCGATATCGAGATGAATTGAATGGTAAATTGAAACTGTTAAACTCTGAAAAATTGCATTGGGTTACAGTTCAACAGCGTAATGGCGTCGTTGAATATGATCCGAATTGCAAATTCTGTATGTCCAATGAAAGTGTACTCAAGTCAATTAATGTTGCTGAATCATTGAAAACGGCTGAAATTGAAATTGAAAAGATGAGCATATTGATTGAGTCAGTATTGGATGAAATTGCATTGAAATCTAAATTTGTAGATGCACACAATCAATTGCAAATCGACTTACGTGAATTGGATTCGATAAATAAAAAAATACATGTACTTTCAAATGAAAAATTGCAATTGCAAATAGAAGAATCTAAACTTCAATCGATTGTAAATCAATACATTGAGTACATGGAACTTTTGAATACGCATCAACAAACGATTATTGAAAATGATATAATTCGCTCTAAGATAGCCGATTTGCGCGAGATACATTCAAATATATCAAAGATATTATCCGATGAAGAACTTAAGATACGTGATGTCTATTCACGTATCAAGATATGTAAAGACAAATTGAATTCAATTAAAATGAGTTTGAATCGTTTACTTACATTAAAGAATGAATTCAATTATTATGAATTGTATATGGACGCCGTTTCTAGAGATGGAATTCCGTATCAATTGATTAGGACAGCATTACCGCATATTGAGCAGGAAGTGAATACCATTTTATCGCAGATTACCGATTATAAAATAACGTTTAATTGCGATGGTAAAAACATTGACGCGTATATTGTTTATGATTCTGATAGATATTGGCCGTTAGAATTGAGTTCTGGTATGGAGAAATTTGTAGCTCAGATAGCAATTCGTACTGCATTAATAAATGTATCTAGTTTACCTAGACCGCCGTTTTTGGTTATAGATGAAGGATTAGGTAATTTAGATCCTAGCAATTTAAATAATATGGCCATGTTATTTGATTATTTGAAGACTCAATTCATGTACGTGATTGTTATATCGCATATTGATACCGTAAGGGATATGGTTGATTCTATTATTGAAATTCATAAGGTAGATAACAAATCCAAAATAACATACGTATGATCTACTCGAGTTCATATTTATAGTTATGGATATTGTTTCTGATAGTAGATTAAATTTGTATATATGGCCGTTATTGAATCATAACAATTTGATTCAAGTTCAATCGCCTACTCAATTTTCACCGGGTAGAAATTCATTTGCAATATCCGGTCTATCGAATATTGCAAACAATAGTAACATTTTAGTAGAGTGCAGAACTGCAAACAACACCATATTAAAGAGTTCAGGTATTATAATATCAGATAATGTAGGATCAGTTAACGTCGACGTTACCGGTCTGATTAAAGATGAAATTTTATATTGCACTATATTAGCTGTATCTAAATACAATACTACTATAGGACCTATCCCGGATGTAAAATATTCATTTGAAGTAACATACATACATTCTTCTGTCGATTCTTCTATCATATTGTTTGAAACGGCTCCTAGTGCTTCAATCAATTTGATCAATTTACCGACAATTTTAGATTCCGGATCCACTTTAACTACATTCACTTTAAATTCTAGTAGTTTAGAGTATAGAAATGGTAACACATATTTAAAAACCTCCGGCAGTCAATTTATTGGTTCATTCAAATCAGCTAGCATATCATTTACGACTGCATCCATATCAAAACCGGCCGGATATACCGATTTCAATTCATATACTGGTACGATTGTTGAAGTGATAAATGATAAACTCATAAAGTTATCAAATCCATATACTAGTTCCAATAAAAATTTACCGGTATTTGCTGAGGCTGCTACTGTAACTAGCGCTTCGATATTGTACGTTACTTCTAGTACAATTGTAACGCAGTCAATCAATACCACGTATGCAGATATCACGTTTAGAAACTTTAAACCTGTAGTCGGTACTGTAGATAAAATTCATATGTACGCTCGGTCATCCAATGACTCATATGATTTGATTAATGAAATACCGATCAATTCTATTTCAAACGAATTGTTGATAGGTACCGGTTCATTGAAATATTTGAATGGTATCGGGTTCATTAAATCTAATACTGACATATCAACTAATTGGGAGTCCGGCTGGGTTAATGCAGTAGATCCCACATCTAGTATACAAGTTGAATATAGAAATTATCCGTTAATTGATTGCATGTATACGGTTAGTTCATCTAAATTGAGTTTGATTTCCTCAAACATGTATGCATATATTCGAACTAAAAACAGTTTTTATTTGAATTCAAGTGAAACGTATTCGTTGACATTTGATGCATACGGTGAATTGGATGCTGATTTCAATAACATTTCCAATAATGTGTTGTTGGATGTATACGTATCCGGCTCCGGTGTGTCTGGTTATACAAATAGTTTAAAGAAAATAGGATCAATCAAATCAAACTCTAAAGCTGCTAGATTTGATGCAAATAAAATTGAATTTTCACCGGATAAGAACGGCAATTGTCAGTTTATATTTGCAATGCAATCTGGTAAGTGGCATCTTAGTAACATTTCATTGAAAAGTAATGTTGATAGTATTAGATATTTAGTACCATTTCACGTTTACAGAACTGGAATGTATGATATTCGATTTGATTATGTAAATGTTAACGGAAACAACGCAAATGTAAGTAGTTACATAAACAATTATTATGTATCCAGTTCCAATATATGGAAGACCGACAAATTAGTTTCCGACGAATATTATATAGGGTCCAATAAATTGTATAATATCGGATCATTTTACGATACTACAACTCAATCCGGTTCAGCAAATACTGCATATCCGTTTAAACTTAATACAACATCATCATATAACACAGGTGTACGAGTTATAAATGATGGTAGCAATTTACCTAACATATTGAAATTTGATAATGCCGGTATTTATAACCTGCAATTTTCTGCTCAATTGTACAATACTGCTAATACTAACATTGAATTTTCTATATGGTATAGAGTAAACAACCAGAATGTCCCGGATACCAATACATTTATAGAACTGGTGAAAGCTTCCGGTACCACAGGTAGATCTGTAGCTTCATGGAATTTCATTGTAAATTTGAATGCAAATGATGAGGTGCAATTGTTATGGTCCTGCGATGCAGCAACCGGTCAAATATTAGCGTTACCTACACAGGTAACTCCTACCCGACCCGCAACGCCTTCAATAATAGTATCAATTGATCAAATAAGATAATTGAATGAATTCATATTTATATAAAATACAATTAAATGGCAGGATTTACAGGTAGATATGTTTCTAGTTCTTATCAGGAAATAGTTCGAATATCCGGTTCGAAGTTTGCAGACGGTACCGGTTCTTATATAAATGCAGTAACTTTAGGTCATGTTACTGTAACCGGATCATTAGTACTGAACGCATTAAATCCAGTATCGCAGTCGCATCTATTAACTATCAATCCTATTAACGGTCAAGTATATTATACTAGTACATCTTCATTAACCACACCAATAGCACCAATTTCTGTAACCGGTTCAAAAGTCGGTATAAACAATTCCTTACCGAATTACAATTTAGATGTATCTGGTTCCGGTAATTTTACAAACGGATTAACGGTTACCGGTTCATTCATAGTATCCGGTTCTATTTCTTCTCTAGCATCGACTGCTAATGGAGTATCTATAGCTATAGGTACCGGTTCTATATCATTTCAAAATTCTATTGCAGTCGGTAATAGAGCTCAAGCCGGTGATGGAGCCGGATCAAATGGTTGTATAGCAGTAGGATTGGATGTAACGGCATCCGGTGAATACAATGCGGCGTTTGGTAGAGAAGCAGTCGCATCACCCGGAAACCCGGGAGGCGCAATCGCCGCAGGATATTCTGTAACTGCTGCGGGTATAGGTTCTACTGCATTTGGTAGAAATACGGAAGCTTCCGCGGATTTCGCATTTGCTTGTAATAGAAGTACGACGGCCTCAGGACCGGCCTCATTTGCTGCCGGATCCGGTTCAAAAGCATTAGGTTCCGGTTCAGCCGCCTTTGGTCTACTGACAATAGCTTCCGGATCAAATCAATTTGTAGTAGGACAATATAACTCACGTAACAATACTAGCTCACTGTTTGTAGTAGGAGGGGGATCCGGAGACGTTAGTAATCGAAAAGACATTTTTGACGTTCGAATTGATTCCAATTACTCCGCATCAATTCAAATACCTACAAACCCATCAGCACCATCAAATCCAGTATCCGGTTCCATGTATTGGAGCGGTAGTTTTATATATTTATACACAGGTGCCGGTGCAACAGGCTGGCAGAGTGCATCCTTAGCATAATATGAATAAAAGAATTATAGCAATTTATCCGGGTCGATTTCAACCGTTCAGTAAACATCATTATTCAGTTTACAAATGGATAGTACAACAATTTGGAGAAAACAATACTTATATTGCCACTTCAAATGTAGTATCACCGCCTAAATCACCGTTAAATTTCAATGAGAAAAAACTCATAATGAAAGCGTACGGAATTCCTGAAAATAAAATAGTGAATTGCAAGTCTCCATACAAACCGGAAGAAATTTTACGAGATTTCAAATCGAAAGATACTGCGGTAGTATTTGTTGTAGGATCAAAAGACATGGATGTAGATCCTAGATTTAAAATTACTCCTACATCATACTTTCAAAAGTACAATTCAAATGCTGCATTAAAGGGTTATGAAGATGCCGGTTACATTGTAACAGCTCCGCATATCAAAACCATGATCAACAATAAAGAATTGTCAGGTACTTACAGTAGGGAGTTGCTGTCATCCGGTAAACCAATTGATGTGATAATGAAATCTATTTTTGGATTTTACAATAAAGGAATAGGTAATATGCTACAAGACAAATTTAAAATGAAAGAATCTGCAATATTCACTAAAAATTGGTGGAACTCAATTATCAATGAAGTGATTGTTGATTCAAACAAATCAACAGATTCTAGAATTTTACTTACATGTGGCGGCGCTGCCGGACATATGTTACATCCATTTGAACTCGACAGTGTTAATACAGGTAAAGATTTGATAGATGTATTCAAAAAATCAGCAAAGTGGTTGCAATCAAATGCAGCTTCTGTGAAAATAGATGGTGTGAATGCTAGTATTAGATTGGTTACTGTAAATGGTAAAAAACAATTTGTATTGGACAGAGGTTCAAATAAACCGTTAGACGTAGTAGGAGTTACTGCAGACACTTTAAAGGATAGATTCCCTGCCGGTCACGGTATGATAGGTATAGGTAAAACGGTATTGAATATATTCAACTCATCTTTATCAGCAATCAAATCACCTTTAAAAAAATTAGGATTGTTAGACAATCCGAATATTCTACTTAATATTGAATTTGTATCCGGTCAGACAAACGTAATGGCATATGATCACGATTTTATTACTATACACGGTTTATTGGAAGTTACGAAAGTCGGTAACAGGCGTGTTTCAAAAGAAATACCGTTTGACAAATCTGCAATGAATGAGTTGGTGCAAGCACTTACTGCAAAAGCAATGAAATTCGGATATAAAGTTTATCATGAAATTCCTACTTCCAATACAACGCCTCCCAATTTCAATAAAGCTTTGAATAAACCTATTACGGTAGTTTATTCCAAGACTAAAAAAGAAACCAAATCATTGAAAAATTGGTTGAGTGCATTAACAATTCCGACTGATGTTAAAATTGATTGGAACGGGGCATCTACGTATGCAATCAGTAAAAAGGTATTGACTGATATTGATAATGGTGTTGAGGTATCGAAAGCTACTACCAATTCACAAGATGCTGAATCAGCCGTTGCCGGTTACATAACGTATATGGCTACAATCTTACTAGGTGATGTAATTTTGGAATCTCTAGATAGTCCATTAGGAGGTGTACAAAATCAAGAAGGTATAGTAATTAGAGCTTCTGAAATTTCTCCTAGTCCATTTAAAATTACAGGTAAATTTATTTTAGGTGGTCTAAGTTCAAAGTTTAGAAAATGATTGTAATATATATTATAAAATAAGTTATGAAAGGTAATGCAGATTCCAAATTAAAAAACGTACAAGCCATTAAACAAATGTTAGCTGGTACGCATAAATTTCAAACGAAAACTACCGTTGGATTTATGCCTACCGGATCAATCGTTACTAAAAAGATTGGTGATAGATGGACTGATGCTGAAGGAATTGAGTGGGAGCAGAAAGACGGATATAAGATCAGGGTATCTAGATTTGATGAACTTCGATCTGAATTGAATAGTTTTAAAAATTGTAGAAAGGAAACTTGTACTTGCGTAGATCCCGGTAGAGCTGACATGAAAATGAAAGTGATTCATGGTATGTGTCTGGATTGCGTTATTGATATGGAACATGAATTGAGATTGGAAGGTAAGTTTGAAGAATATGCATCCAATAAATTGAAACATAATGCATTATCCTGGCTACGTGATGCTGAACAGGAAACAAATGAATTAGCTATTGCAGTACAAAAGGCCCCGGAATTTGTACACGTAGACGGTAGAGTTGATAAATGGAATTTAGATTATGATCCAATTAAAATGTCAGAATCTATATTGGATCAATTCAATACAATAAAGCAACAAGTTTTTGATCGTTACAATATTACAGAGTCTGAATTTAAAAACTTTAAAGAATCATGCCTAGTTTAATTTCACAACAATTGGAAAAAGCTTCCATACGTTTAAAGGATGCAATTGCTGCACATGCCAATATTAATATTGAATTGCAAACAGTTAAAACGCAATTCATTTCAACTACCAATCCGGTTATCAAGGAAAAGTTGAAACCTAAATTGATTGCGTTAACCAAACAGGAACGTTCAGCAAAAGCAGAATTGGATAAAGCTGAAATGCAATTTCAAAAAATATTGCAAGGTGAATCAACCGATGTAATTGATTTGTTAGATCATGCTATCAAAGAACATTACGTTAAAATGTTAATTAGAAACGAAGTTAAAAAATGTCTGTAACTGATTTAAAAATTGCAGTAGATGTAAAGAATTGGAAAAAAACAGATTCAATTCTTCAACATTTCGACATATTATATGATATCACCAAGTCCAAAAAACTTAACGGATATTCTATAATAGAATTTTATTCGTTGAACGATTATAATATCGTTACTTCTAAAATGAACAAGTACTCAATACCATATAAAGATAATGTTAGTTCCTAGTGTATTACAGCTTCAAATTGAACAGGCTTTAAATGTTGCGTTTTCCAATAAAAATATACCGCCTGAAACAGCGGCAAAATTGATAGCACAACAGTTATCGATTGCAATCGATTCGTATATACGATCCATGACAATTATAGTACCTCCAGGTCAAGCTGTTGCAACTCCGGTAGGTCCCGGTGCTACTACTAGTCCAAGTCCACCTGCAACAATTATTTGACAATGAGCGCCGAAGCTAATCTAAGAGATATAATCAAATTAGAATTTAAAAAGTGTTATAGCGATCCTATATACTTTATGATAAAGTACTGTGTGATCCAACATCCTCAGCGCGGGAAAATTCCATTTAAATTGTATCCATATCAACAGGATGTATTGAAATCATTCCAGCATCACGATTACAATGTCATATTAAAATCGCGTCAGCTAGGTATCTCTACATTATGTGCTGCATACGCTCTATGGTACATGATATTCCACTCAGATAAAAACATATTGGTATTGGCTACTAAACAGGATGTAGCTAAGAATCTGGTAACTAAAGTGCGAGTAATGAATGAAAATTTACCGACTTGGTTGAAAGTGGTTACTACGGAAGATAACAAATTGAGTTTACGATTTAAAAACGGATCGCAAATTAAAGCTACAACCACTTCATCAGACTCTGGTAGATCTGAAGCGTGTTCGGTAGTAATAGTGGATGAGTGCTGTGACGGTAGAACTATAGTTAAGGTTAAACATAAAACTACCGATGAAGTTTTAGAGATTACGATTGCTGATTTATTTAATATGAATAAAAAATAACATTGTATATATTTATACGCATAATATACGTTATATGGACAATTCTGTTATACTAGAAAAAATATATATTAATGGTAAATTACATCATGATGTATTAAAAGATAATTTTTTTAGTAAGCGTGGTATTCAGGATGTTCGAGAAGCGATATTTAATAATACTTCATTTCTAGATTCATACGACACTAGTTTTCGTGAGAGAATATTTTATATAGAAAATGGGTATGTTTCCGTACAATTATGTACATATTGTAATACAAATAAATTAAAGTTTCGCAGACCGCAGGTCCCGTTTAATAAAACCTGTACAGATTCGAATTGTATATCAAAACATCGAACTAAGGTACTACTTAATAGTTGGGATGGTGATACTAAATTTAAAAATAAGCGTATACGTTATATAGACACCATATGTCGTGGCTGCGGTGTACTATACAGAAGAAGTGAACAATCAAAAAAACGATATTGCGGTCAACACTGTTGGACTGTAAACGGTGATTATGTACATACTGAATCTACTAAAGAAAAAATTAGAAATTCCAATAAATTAGTACATAACAGTATATCGTATAAGGAAAAGTATAAAGATGTTTATATCGCTTCTAGAAAGAAAATATCAGAAACTATGAAACGTAAAATAGCATCGGGCGAATTCACACCCTGTATAACAAACTCATGGACTCGATGGACTGCCACGTTAATTGATAATAGCGGTATAAAAAAATTTAGAAGTATGTGGGAAGCCGCGTTTTATTCGTTAAATTTAAATTGTAAGTACGAAGTTACTAGAATTTCATATACATTTAACAATACTTCGCACGTGTATATAGTCGATTTTACTGATGACGTAAATAAGGTTTTATATGAAATAAAGCCGTTATCGTTGATAGCTAATAGTCGAAATGTAGCGAAGTATGAAGCCGCGATGGATTGGTGTGCACAGAACGATTATACGTATGTTATAATAGATGATAACTGGTATCGTAATAATGAAAGTAACTTCGACTTAGAGAAGTACCCTGATTTGGAAAAAGTAATCAAATCGATATGCAAAAAGAAATAGTACAAAATACTGATTGGGAAATATTGACACCAACAGGTTGGTCAGACTTCTCAGGTGTATCGAAGACTATAAAAACAATTATGTTTACGATACAATTTACGGATAATACTAATATAAAATGTAGTGAGTCACATCTATTGAAATTTCCCAATGGTGAATTTTTAGAAGCATGTCATATTTTACCCGGTGATATTTTATATGGTAATAAGGAAGTAAGCGATGTATCATATGAGCTAGGTGAATTTGAACTATATGACGCTATCGATGTGTCATATGATAGTGAGTATTATACTAACGATGTAGTAAGTCATAACTGCGCCTTCATTGACGGTATCGATGAGATATGGGGTTCAATTCAACAAACGTTAGCTACGGGTGGTAAGGCAATTTTATTGTCATCACCTAACGGTACCGGAAATTTCTTTCATAAAACTTGGGTTGATGCTACTACCAATATCAATTCAAAGTGGAATCCAATTCGATTACATTGGACTGTACATCCGGATAGAACTGAGAAATGGAGGCAGGATCAAGAAGATTTATTAGGTCCTAGATTAGCAGCCCAGGAATGTGTGGATGGTGATTGTGTAGTATCAGTATGTGATACGTATACAAACTCTATAATGGATATGAAAATATCCGATTTGTATACTAAATTAGATGAATCATGTTAACGTGTACGATATGAAACGTAATAGTCGATACAAAATATTAACCGATAGAGGTTATGAACATTTCGATGGCATATCGCTGCGATCTAAACCGGAGTTTATAGAAATTCAACTAAGTAACGGTGACAGTATAAAGTGTTCGAAAAATCATGCATTCATAGTCGACTCCAGGCCCATGTATGCTATTGAATTATATGAAGGATGTTATATAGATTCACCGTTAGATTCGGAGCCAATATATGTTAGTTCTATAAAATGTTTCGATTTTGATATACAGTTATATGATGTAATTAATTCGGGAGAATCGCACGTGTATGCAGTTAACGGTATATTATCACATAACTGTGATGCAGATTTCATTTCCTCAGGTGCGACCGTAATTGCCCCGGAAATATTGCAGTATTACAGATCAATGACTCGAGAACCGATTGAAAAACGAGGCTTTGATAACAATTTATGGATATGGGAATATGCTGATTTTCATAGAAACTATATAGTAGCAGCCGACGTGTCTAGAGGTAATGGAGCGGACTATTCAACATTACATGTATTTGATGTAGAGACTTTAAATCAGGTTGCTGAATATAAAGGTATGATAGGTACCACTGAATTTGGTCATCTATTGGTTACAGTCGCTACAGAATACAATAATGCGTTACTGGTAGTGGAAAATGCAAACGTTGGATGGGCTGTAATACAGACTATAATAGAACGAGGATACAGTAACTTGTATCACACTAACAGAGATATTACAACTGATATCAATTTAAATCAACAGTTGGCTCGAGGCGTAGACGTTAGGAATACATCGAATTCAGTTCCCGGGTTTACTACTTCATCAAAGACTAGACCTCTTCTTATATCTAAGCTAGAAACGATGGCTCGACATAAAGAACTCATAATCAATAGTATCAGATTATTGGAAGAACTTTCGGTCTTTATATGGAATGGATCCAAGCCTGAAGCACAACATGGTTACAATGATGATCTCGTAATGTCATATTCAATTGGTATATGGGTTCGAGACAATGCATTTAAGTTGATGGAACGAGGTAGAGAATTAACTCAAGTAGCTTTATCTCACATCACTAAGACTTCAAGTAACCCGATATTAACTACACCCAACTCTTCAAAGTCTAATCCATGGTCCATGCCTATAGGATTAAATAAGAATGAAGACTTAACTTGGTTGTTGTAAGTTAATTTCATATATTTATTATATAAATTTAAATTTATTATATGGCTGATAAATCATTAGCGGCTCGATTACAACGATTATTTAATACGAATGTAATAGTACGAAAGATTGGTAAAAATGAGTTGAAAGTATTGGACTCAAATAAATTGCAATCAACAGGCAATTTAAATTATACAAGATATATAGATCGATTCACCAGATTACATGGTGTAAAAAGTCAATTGGCAACCTATAACAATCAGTACAATTATTATAGTTCAAAAACAGAACTTTATACAGATTATGAAAGTATGGATATGGATGCCATTATCAATACTGCACTAGACATTTATGCTGATGAAACTGTACTTAAAGATGAATATGGTCATATATTAACTATCAAGTCAGATGATCAAAGAATTCAATCCATTTTAGAGAACCTGTTTTTTGATATCTTAAATGTTAACTTCAATTTATGGCCGTGGGTTCGTAATGTGTGTAAATATGGTGACTTTTATTTGAAATTGGACATTCATGATGAAATAGGTATAGTTAACGTAACTCCACTTTCATCTTATGAAATGATTAGATATGAAGGGCATGATCCTAGTAATCCATATCTAGTACAGTTTTCCAATATGAATGAAAAGAAAACTCTTTATGAAAATTATGAAATTGCACATTTTCGACTGTTAACAGATTCCAATTTCTTGCCTTATGGTAAGTCTATGTTAGAAGGTGCTCGTAAAGTATGGAAACAACTTACATTATTGGAAGATGCAATGATTATACATCGAATAATGCGAGCTCCGGAGAAACGAGTTTTCAAAATTGATATTGGTAATATTCCTCCCAATGAAGTAGACGGTTACATACAGCGTATTGCTAACCAAATGAAGAAAGTACCGTATATAGACGAACGTACCGGTGATTACAACTTGAAGTTCAATTTGATGAACATGATAGAAGATTATTACCTACCAGTACGAGGAGGTCAATCAGGTACTCAAATTGATCCACTACCAGGTATGGAGTTTACTGGTATTGATGATGTCGAGTATTTACGAAACAAAATGATGGCCGGTCTGAAAGTACCTAAAGCATTTTTAGGTTACGAAGAAGGTATTAGTGGTAAAGGTACTTTGGCTGCCGAAGACGTTCGATTTGCTCGTACAATTGAAAGAATTCAAAGAATTATAATTTCTGAATTGACTAAGATTGCAATAGTTCACTTATATGCTCAAGGATTTGAAGGAGTAGATATGATGAACTTTGAAATCACAATGACATCTCCTTCTACTATATATGAGCAAGAGAAAATCACTCTATGGAATTCAAAAGTAGATTTGAGCAAGTCAATTATTGAAGGTAAATTGAAATCAAAAGATTGGATTTATCAGAATATATGGGATTTCACTGAGGAACAAATTCGAGTTGAAAAAGATCGTTTAATAGATGATGCGAAGTTTGCATTTAGAATGAATTCTATAGAGCAGGATGGAACAGATCCTGCAAGTGAAGTAGGAAAAAAACCTGAGGGCGGTGGTGAAGGCGGTCCTGGAGGTGAAAATCCATTCGCTGGAGGAGAAGAAGGTGGCGAAAAAGGTGGTGAAGAGAAAGGTACTGAAGCCGGAGGAGAAGAAAAGGAAACTACCACTGAGGAAGGATTTGAAAGAAAGAAGCCGAAAGTTCCTAAGGGCGGCTGGCCCGGAGCCGGAAGACCTAAAGAACCGGTGAAATATGGAACTAATAGATATGTATTAGGTAGAGATCCTTTAGGTAAAGAGTCTATGCGTGGGTCTAACCAATCTAGATTTGAGTCATACGGATTAAATAAAATGAACAAACGTAAGAAACTGACAGAATCTACCGAAAGTTTCTTAGATGAGTCCAATTTAATTAATGATTTGAATCTGTAATCATATTTATTAATAAATTCATGGTGAAAATCATATGAAGAAACTGAAACATTCTAAATTCAAAAATACCAGTGTCTTATTTGAAATGTTAGTACGTCAAATTGCGTCTGATACTTTAAATAACACAAAGTCCAAATCGATACCATTAATCAAAAAGTATTTTCACAAAAATACTGAATTGTATAAAGAATTGGGATTGTATCAAACTTTAATTAAGGAAAGATTCAAATCTAAAGATTCTGCGGAGAAGTTGATAGAGGCAGTAGTAGAATCCAGAAATAAATTGAACTTATCTTCATTGAATCGAGAGAAGTACAATTTGATTCGTGAAATAAGGAAACATTATTCATTGGACACGTTCTTCAAATCGACAGTTTCAGATTACAAGGTAATGGCTTCTATATATAGAATATTTGAATATAAGCCATCAGATAATCCTGCTGAGTTGATTAGAACTACCGGTACATTGCTAGAACATATAACTAATAGTACTGTATCTAATCAAGCTCAAGTAGAATCAAATATGGTATTGAATGAATATTCAAAACAAGACAAAGACGTTAGATTGTTAGCATATCGTTTATTGGTAGATAAATTCAATACAAAATATTCCAACCTGTCTATCAGTCAGAAAAAACTATTACGAGAGTATATCAATTCCATCGGTGATATCAGTTCAATAAAATCTTATATAGACTCGGATGTTGCAAAATTACAGAAAGTAATTGCAAAATATTTACCGAAAGTAGATGATACCATATTGAAAATTAAATTGAATGAATCAGTAACCTTATTAAATAAAATTGCTGACTCTAAAAAAGTAAATGATGATCACATTCTTCGATTGTTACATTTTCATGAATTATCTAATGAACTTAAAACTATATTTAAATGATTGATCCGGGATACACATATTCAAATGCAACAGGTTCAATGTGGTCTGCATTAATACCTGCAGTGCCTAGTACGGCAATTTTATTAACGGATCTACTACG